GTGGCTGCATATAAGCTTGTTTCTCTAAAAATCACCCCTCCACCTTTTCGTAAACTAAGTGAATTAGAAATAAACTTCGCGGAAAGAATCACTCTGATTGCCGGCCACAATGGGATTGGTAAGTCCACTATACTTGGATTGGTCGCAAATGGTTCAGGTCTTACTGAGAGAACTTACACAAGTTATACGGGCAAAACATATCAGGGAAATCTGAACGAAATTATCTATATCGACTACGAAACTGAGTTAGCAAATGTCGAAAATCCGCCAAGGCCAGTGTTACTTTACGATTTGGAGGGTGAACAGTTTGAGAAAAGATGTGCACTCACTAAACGAACCATACCATCAACAAAAAGTAGACCCGTTGAAAGACATGAAGTACGTGTAGTACCCAGAAACGTTAGTGGAGAACCTTATACAATCCCTGCTACTGGCGTAACTATCGGCGATTCATCAAAAGTACCAATTCCTACTCTTTATTTGGGAATGACTAGGATGTTACCAATTGGAGAAAGCAATCAGGACATGATTGAGAGTGATATTGATACAGCTATCAATCAAGACGATGCAAAGTTCATAAATGATTTTGTCAACGCTGTGATTGGTGTTAGTAAGCAGAGTGGCCCTACTGGAATTACAACACAAGGTATCCGGGGAACCTCTAAAAAATCAAAGCATCCTGTTTATGCCCATAGTGCAAAATCAATATCCCTAGGGCAGGATAGTCTGAGTTCGATAGCCACTGCTTTAGCGTCTTTTAAAAAATTACAACGTGAATGGAGTGATTACCCTGGTGGATTACTGGTGATAGATGAGATAGATGCTGGTTTCCACCCTCATGCACAAAAAAAATTAATTAGAAAAATTGCTTCATGCGCAAGATCTTTGAAGCTTCAAGTTGTAGCTACTACACACTCATTATCGCTGATAGAGGATATACATCCTGAAAACAATCCAGTAGGTGGGAATGGCGTGTCGCCAGATAAAGTGATTTATATTTGGGATTCAAGGAATCCAAAAGTTGCTGAAATTTCTCTTCAAGGGATTAGGGATGACATGAACCTTACTGCCCCTGAAGAACCTGTAAATACGCCGAAAAGCAAGTTAAAGGTCTATTTGGAAGACCCAGAGGCAGATCTATTCTTTAAAAAGCTCCTTACCCCTGCATTAAGGAAAAAAGTAAAAGAAGCCACCGGGAGACTCTTACAGCACATACCAATAAGAGTTGGGTGTGACAACTTGCAAGGTTTACAGAAATATGACCCACATTTCAAGACGGTAATAATTGTCGTTGATGCTGACTCTTCGATAAAGCAACAAGGTGGTAAGGTTCCTCAGAACATTGTGAAGTTGCCTGGAGCGAGTGCTAGTTCTGGTAAAGGTTTGAACCCAGAGCAGACCATTTTTAGCTTTATCAAAGATATTGTTGATAACCCCGGTGCGCATCAAGAAACTTATTCGGCACTTTTGCGGAAAAATATCACTGCAGACCAGCTTACAGAGCACCTACTAAATGGTGATTACAATATAACTGATAGAGACTCATCAAAAAAATGGATGAATCAGCGTCTTAAGCACATAACTAAATGGAACTTAATAGAATTGTGGTTGAAAGAAAATCCCCAGAAGGTTGAAAAGTTTAATAGCGATTTCCTTGCCGCGGCAGTGGCTGCAAACAAACTCAATAAGTAGGTAACTAGTGCCACTTGTGGTAGCATTATTGCTCTGAAACGGGAAATCACGATGTTTTCAAACAAGCTCTACACACCTTTAAGATACCCTGGCGGCAAGGGCCGTTTTGCGCCGTTTATTGCGTCTATTATGACAGCAAATGATCTTGCTGGTGGTCACTATCTAGAGCCTTTTGCCGGTGGCGCAGGCGTTGCTTTAGAGCTCCTCATTCATGGTTATGCATCTCATATCCACATTAATGATGCCGACCCTGCAATATATTTTTTTTGGAAAGCGGTTACTGAACAGCCAGAGGATATCCTGAGGTTGCTTGTTGATACTCCGATAAACATGGACCAGTGGTACCGGTGGCGAGAGATCATGTTGGGTAATTGTGAAGGGACAATAGCAGAAAAAGGTTTTGCGACTCTGTTCATCAATAGAACAAATAGGTCCGGAATTTTAAAGGCTGGAGTTATTGGTGGCAAAGGGCAAACGGGTGCTTACAAAATGGATGCGCGGTTTGACAAAGATGCTATGTCCAAGAGAGTTCGTGTCATTGCAGAGAGAGCTGAGTCTATATCTGTTTACAATGAGGACGCTTTTGGTCTGCTGAATCAAGTATCTACTAGATTACCTTCCAATACGTTAGTTTACCTTGATCCTCCTTATTACGTAAAAGGCAAAGGGTTATACCGAAATTTCTACAGACATGAAGACCATGTTGCGATTGCAAACACAATTCGTGCTGAAAATTTCAAGCTCCCTTGGGTGGTTTCATATGACAACACCCCGGAAATTTGTGCAATTTATGAAGGTACTAGATCGTTAGCTTATAGCTTAAATTACACAGCTCAAAAACGTTATCACGGTGATGAAGTTATGTTTTTCCCCGATGAACTGATTATACCTGATGAACACTTACCTAGAAAAAGAGCTTAATTCTACGAGCTAATATCATTACTGGTTGATAAGGTTCAGACAAACGCAGGTTAACTAGGTTTTTAAAGTATTCCAAGTTATGCCGCTATTATGAAACTCGATGGAGTGAGCATGTTGTATCAGTTTTTCATTGATGCTAATGATAAAGACAACAAGGTTTCGTCAAAGGCACTAATGATCCTCTTCGCTGTTGGGGTTATTCCTCTGATTCTTGGCGTTGATGTTACGAAGATAAACATTTCTATCCCCTGGCTTATGGAAGTTACCATTGAGCACAAAGACAGGTTTGTACTCATTTATGCAGCTTTACTGCTTTTTTCGGTTTACCGATTTAGGTTATCCAACACTGAAACTCAGCGGTACTGCCGTCTCCATTCAGCTAGTTTCTTCTTCAACAGCCAGCTGCTTGGATTTCTATTTATTAAGAATTTTATTTTTAATAAAACCAACATTAAAGGAGTTTCATATAACTCGAAAAAGAAGAAAGAGGAGTTAACCTTCATTTGTTCTGATGGAGAGTATGATCAACGAGAGAATTATGGTTATTTTTATCTAAGTATCAATGATGATGGTCAGTGGGAGTATCAACTTTGGGTCGCTGAAGATATGTCTCCCTGCGAGTTAGGGTTTTCAAAATATTGGGATTTAAACTTTGATCCTACAGTATTTGAAGGCGACGACCTCTATCACCACTCTGAATATTGCGTAATAAAAAGAACTCGAATTAAATTAATACTTAGGGCCGCTTGTTGTTTATTTTCATTGAGGGCTGCAGCACGCGATATAGTGTGTTTGGACTACTACTTACCTGTCTATTGCAACATTGGCTTGTCTATGTTTCTTGTTTGGAAGTATATGTAGCTACATAGCCAGCCTTGCAGCTGGCACTTGCTTAAAGCTATATATGGGATCAAATCTATGGTTTAAGAACGTATTATTTAAATTGTATTAAGCTTTTTATCTTTTCAAGTTGTTCGAAGGTTTTATCTACCCCTATATGTATCGGGGTTTTTTCGTCATGTTTTCCATCTAAGGAATGTGAGGCGTTTGCAGCTACAGCGTCTATTGCTGCTGCTAGTAATTTTTCAAGTAATTGTTCTTTATTCCCATCTTGAAGGTTGTCAATTTGTTTTTTAAAGCTCTGGTAGGATTTTGCTAAAGCTTCTTTATGGGCATATTCTTGCTGTAGTCTTTGAGACTCATTTCTTCGTTTAGAGGCGAAAAGAGCTAGCCATAAAATAGGCAACATTATCGGCAATTTGTAAGCTAAATTGCTGAGCAGATTTCCAATATTGGATATATCAACAAATTGTATAAAATGACCGTCTGTAAATAGACTATCAATAGTAGATATAAACGCCACAGAAGAAAGAGTCGCGACAGAAATATAAAACAACTTAGAATATTCTTTAATTGGGTCTCTGAATGATTTCCGCATTGCTCTATAGGCTGTTGCTAAACCTGCACTTGTTGCGCCAGGTAACAAGCTTTCTATTTGTTTATTGAGAGCTGTGTACCGCAATTCTTGATCCTGTTTAAAGTCATCCAAAGCAGCCTGTCGGGCATTGAGTTCGTCCTGTAATCCACCCACAAATTTACCTGAGTCATCCTCTTTGCCTACGACTCGAACATAAAAATGCCTTAAATCCTTTAGCTGCTTCTCGGTTTCTGCTAGTAAATTAGTAATCTGTTCCGTAGATAATTTTGCTGTATCGTTAGCTAACTTGATTTTGTTTGCTATTGAGTCACTACCACTACCAAGTAACTCTGTATGAAATGAATTGATGTTTTGATGAAAGTTATTAATCGAATTGACTAAGTTATCTACAGTTGATGCAACGGGTTCATTTGTATCAGAGCCTTCAAAATAGCTAACTCTCAACTGCTCTATTTGCTTGTGTATCTCTTTGAGATCGTTAAATTGCGTGACGATGTTATCTTTTAGTACACTTATTTCAGCAGATTTAGCTTTAAACTCATCTGAATAGTCTACGGTCTGACGTTTAAATTCGTCTAGGGTTTCGTACATGGTCTTTGTATACTCACGAGACGCTTTCGCTGCTGCTTTAGCTGCAGCATCGGAGTTTACAGCGTACGGTCGAACGTACGTGAGTAGATTGTCTAAGTTATTTTTATTCGCGTTGACAATATGTCCAATATTTCTATTTGAGATGTATGAAGATATCTCATAGTGGCAAGGGTGACATTGATTGGTGAAGTTTGCCCATGTGCTCAGAGGTACAAGGTCTGGATCAATTGAGTCCAATAAGCTAGATATAAAGGAAACTACTTTTTTTAATCGAGCGACCTCTTCAACATTTGAGAGAACTGATACGTCATCGACAGTCAAAGATTCTGATTTTGTAACTATTTGCGCCCAAATAGTTTGAAACTCATGGTTTTTAAAAGTGTCTTGCCAACGATTCATTTATAAACTTCCTTATCTTTCAATCAGAACACGAAATCACGGTCCACAAGTAAACTAAGTAGACGTAAGCAGTTGGTTAATAGTATCTTTTTTGAGTCTTTCAGTATGTGTACGTTGTACTTTGATCGCAAGAACTTTTGTCTTGAACAATGCTTGCGTAGTAAACCAAGACGTTTTACACGAGCTGGTTTACCCGAACTTAAATAGCCAGTTCTGCCGCCGGCACTTCCACCCACTCAACATGCCCACGCTGATAAATCTTGGTCGACTTCGAATCCGTGTGGGCGGCTCTGGCCTGCGGGTCTATGCCCATCTGTGTGAAAAGGTGGATGGACAAGGCCCGTATTTCGTGGAAAGTTGGCCGGCTATCTTTGTCTAAGTGTTCATAAATGCCCAACTCGTCGCGTAGCTCTGAGAATGTCCGGCTGATCAATGTACTTACCAGCTGTGTTTCGTGCGACACTTCTTTGCTTACCGGGTTACTGTCGGTTTTGCGCTTGTGAACGATATACGGGCTCAGTATGTGGTCCTGTCTGGATGCGTCGATGATTTGTTTCAAAGCTGCAGTAATAGGTATAGCCACACGTGAAGCTTCCTTCTTTTGCACTTTCTGGCGATGGATCCGCATAACACCGAATACCTCTAAGCCGTTTTGAATAACTGGGACAGGGAAGTATTCACAGTCACGGTATTTAATACGCGAGACTTCTAAGACTGCATGCGTGGTTTGCAGAGCCAGGTTCATGGCAGTTTTCAGCCAAAGGGGAGCGGCGGCCTCTATCTGTTTGAACGCATTCAGATCCATACGCTGGCGCTTTTTCTCATCCTTAGGTTTAACTTTTTTCAGCTCTGCCGGGTTAGCTGCCATAGCTGACATATCACAAAGGTAATCAAACACCTTGCGGAGGAATGATATTTTGCGGTTGTAGACGTTATTCGACTTACCAGAGCAGTTGAGCTCTAAATAGGCATTCACAGTCTCAAGGTTTACAGCTTTCGACATGACGGTACCGAACTGTTCTACCAGGCGTTTGCAGTCAGCTTCAAAAGTACTGATAGCATTGGCTCCCAGCTTTTCCTCCTTTTTCACACGCTGCAGAACAACTGGTACCCAGTGAGACAGGGGCTTGTTGTACTTGTCTCCACGCTCTGATATTGCCAGCTGTTGTACACGGTACTTGGCGTTATATGCATGAGCGGCAGCAATGGCGTCACCACGTGCAACACCAATAGGAAACCATTTTTCGGTCCCGTCTTCTCTTACAAAGTAATAACGCAGTTTGCCACGCACTCTCTTTGTATAAAGGCCTACAGGGAAATCCTTGTTTGCATCCGTTCTTTGCCGCGGCGCCATCGATTAACTCTCCAAAAAGCTTACTAACTTCTGTACCGTACTTTCGTTTGCTGCATCATCCACAAGGATCAGCAGCCTGTTTGTTGGAGTGCGTTCACATTTAAGCTTACCTTTGCTTGCCCAGTTGCGCACTGTCTGAGGCGTAATACTTGAGCCTGGGTAAAACTCTTCTATGTATTCTTGGGGCTTTAATTTTCTAACTCCCATATTAACCTCCGATATGTGGCAACAGCGGCGGCATCTTGCCTGTGCGCTGAGCTTCGTCAATTTCTGGCAGTAGGCGCTGGCCTACTGTCTGACCACCTGGCAGCACCAGGTGAGCCATAAACTCTTCTTCAAATGTGGTGATCCCGGCTTCAACTGCTTCCAGCTTTGCTTTCACAACCAGAGACAGAGCACGGTACTTTTGCTTACAGGCCTGTTCCCACTCTTTAAGTGCAACTGACTCTGAGCGGTCGCGGCCTGTGTCGGTAAACCAAAACTGTCGGTCGGCTTTATCCGGCAACGGCACAGTGATCCGCACCTGACGGCCAACCATGACAAAACCGATGACAGCGTATTGACCTGTTTTGCCATACATAAACTGATCTGCGCCGTATCTGGCCAGCACCTTCTCAATTTCCAATAGGCTGGCGGTTTGGCTAACTTGTGTGTCTTTTGCGTAGGCCATTATGCTGCTTGCTCCTTCGTCGGTGATAGCTTCCAGCAGTAGTTGTTTGATGTTCCATTAGTCGAGCGAATAACCACACCCTGAGCCTCCAGCACTTTCATAACTTGCAAAGCACGGCGAGTTTGAATGCCAAGGTTTGCAGCGACCATCCATGTCGCAGCGATCACGCTAGACCGCACAAATTCAATGGCTTTGTTGGCTTCGTCTCGTGTGATTTGGTTGTTTTTGGCCATTATGCTGACTCCTTAACTGGTATACCGTCATAGATTTCTTTCAGATGGCCCCTGATTTCCATACGGCGAAGGGCTGAATACATTAGCTGCAGCTCGCAGCGTTTGTTTGCCACTTCAAAAGGCCGTCCACTCCAAATCTGAGTGTTTGTCGGGATGCCATGGACTCGTTCAACTTTCTTCGGGTGGCAATACAACAGGCCCCAACCGAACGGCAGTTCTTCAGGTTTAATCAAACCAGGTGGACACATGTAAAAGCGCCATTCACCCATGCCTTTTTCTGCATCAATGCGGAAACGCTTTTTCTTGTCTGCAAGAAAGTCAGCACGGCTGGCTTTGCATTCGATAAGCAGTGAAACACTGTCCCGCCAGCCTATAGCATCCGGCTGCTCGCCGTTGTGAGTAGCAGCCTTAAATCGGTCGCTGAACACAACGCCACAGCCCATATTTTTCAGGAAGCGTTCAGCCCGTGTTACAAGGTGATCGTGCGTCATGCTGCTTGCTCCTGTTTGCTGGTGCAGAGTTCTGGTAAGTTCGCCCGGGTTAGGGCTTCGGCAAAAGCTGGTGGTACAGAGTTACCACAACGGGCAACTTGTGCCGTTTTGGTCATTGGTTTGCCGGAACTGTCGCGGTCAATGATGTAGTCGTCTGGAAAACCCTGGGCTTTGAAAAGCTCATGTGGCTGCAACATGCGCATACCAATGTCGACGATCACATGGTCGATGCCGTTCACAGTGACCAGGCCAAAGCGGTCCCGCGTTGTGATGGTACCGATAGGGCCAACAATGTCAGCGCCGTCGACCTCATTGCCGTAATACTTCAACAAGAAGGCGCGAACTTCACCTACATGGTTGCCGCCAGCTGTAATAGTTGGCATTGGCTCTGTTACGGGCTGGCCGTCTTTGCACGTGCCGCGCAGCTTCACCAAATGGCTAGTTACCAATGCGTTATGGTCGACCGTTGTAACGGTTGGAGTTGGTACCTGAAGGCTTGCACCGGGACCCGTATAGTTGCCGCCATAGTGCTTGGCCAGAAACGCAGCTACCAGTTGAGACTTGCCGCCACCGCCAGCGGTGATGGTTCCTGATGGCTCATTAACGCCATGGCCGATAGATTTGCCGAACTGCCGGGCAATAACCGGTGCACAAAGGTAATGATGATTGCCTGTTGTCTGTGTTGGTAATTGGCCATTAACTGATGTAGGTGCGTGGCCAGTTGTGTTTGTAACAATAAATGGGGCTAACGCCGGGGCAACTAAGGCGAAGTGGCCGCCTTTTACCTGAGCGCACTGTGTACGTAATGGTTCATCTGCAGGCATGTTTCTCTGACTACTGGCGTTTGCATGCTCAGTGATAAATGGCACTAACTCCGGCACCACCAAGCCATGAGCGTCTCTGCTGGCGACAATAGTTTTGAACGGCTCTGTCAGGCCTTGGCCGCGGAAGTAATCACCACTGTGATTGCAGGTGACTATGAAGGGCTCCTGTGCTTCGATTACATAGCGAACCAAGCCTTTTGCTATGCGTTTCATTGTCGCTTCAGCTAAAGGACGTTTCCGGCCGAAGATACTCCGGCACGGCAATGAAAAGTCAATGCACTCAGCAGCAGTGCGGTATGGCTTCAATAAACCGGCTTTTACTTCTTTGCTGTCTGGTTTACCGTGTGTCGGCGTAGGCCAAACTATTGGTCGACCGTCACAACGTGCTACCAGAAACAAGCGTTTTCGTATTGTCGGAGCGCCATAGTCACAGGCTCGTAGTTCACGCCACTCCACTTTGTAGCCAAGGCCTTTTATCAGTGGTGATGGATCATTAATTCCAAGCATTTCGCAGCATTCTTTGAGTGCCGGATGATCTGCATTGATACCGGTGGTCAGAATAGCAACAAAGGCCTTAAAGGTTTCGCCTTTGCGATCAGGGCAAGGGAAACATTTACCTTCAGCATCCTCAATGACTGGACCCCAATCCTGGTACTCTTCGACATTTTCTAAAAAAAGAACTTTTAGCTTTGTTTTCAAAATCCAGCGCACAGCAATCCAACCTAAACCGCGGATCTCCTTGCTCACAGGTTTGCTGCCTTTAGCTTTGCTGAAATGAGTGCAGTCCGGGCTGAACCATGCAAGATCAACAGGACGGCCAGCAGTTGCCTGAACAGGATCCACATCAAATACGCTCTCACAATAATGAAGGGTGTTCGGATGGTTTGCCGTGTGCATAGCAATGGCATCAGGGTCATGGTTTATTGCGATATCCACAGAGCGACCAATCGCCATTTCAATTCCGGTCGACGCACCGCCGCCACCCGCAAAGTTATCAACTATTAAGCCTCTCATGCTGCATTACCTTCTAAGTACTCGGCAGCGACTGCCTTTAATGTTTGAACAATGGCCTGAATGACTTCGTTGTTGGTTTTACCGGAAAGACGCAGCGCATTAGCCTGAGCGCACAGCTCCGCATAGAAAACGTCATTCGGTTCACAGGGGCACTGGTCCAGTGCTGACTCAACCAATTCGGTCACTTCAATAGGCCAGGTGTCGTTTACTACAGGTAAAGCCGGTTCTGTTGCAGTTTCTGGCTGTTCTGTTGCACAAACTGGGGTTTCTGTTTCGGCTGGTGCTGGTAAACGTGCATCAGCAATCTGCTCAGCCCGGGTGTTGATCATGTCCAGCAGCATGCGGCCAGTAGTGAACAGTTGATCGCGGCTTAATCGCTCAACCGGACGGCGGTCCCACTTCCATTCTTTGTCCCAAATCATCACTGCACTGGCAAAACCGCTGGAGGCTGGTTTGTCTTTCTTCGGATCGCGTGGCTTGTACCAGTTAGGAGCTTTAAAACCGATGCGGCCGGCAACGAACTGAATAAAGTCGGCATCATCAGGCCACCAGCCCTCAGAGGTTGCAGCTTTGATCAACAGCATGATCTTTGCGCCCTGGTCACGCTGAACACGACACCAATCCAGAATGTTCTCCATGCCCGTGATTGGGTTGTTTTCGCTGTCCACCTTTGGGATGGAATAAGGAGGGTTACCAAAGGCAGCACCACCCAACTGGCGAAGGTCGCCGGCTAAGTCCTGCAGCAAGGCGTTGTCTGCTGCGGTGTAGTAGTTAGCTACCAGCGCATTGCAGTCATCTGCAAAGATGTCCAGCACGATAGGGCCAATCTTTGGCGCGAAGGTATAGAACAGGCCCCACGCTATTTCTGGTGGAGTTTCCCACTGGTCGCCAATTTGTTTTAATTCGTGGTCTGGCTGCTGCTGAAGAGTCGCCAGCGCCTGGGCGTATGAGTTTGTCATTGCTGAACATCCTTTACTTCAATAGGCCAGCCGACCCAGCTTTTGCAGCTGCGTGATTCAACCAGGCGATCATTCGTTACTTTGCGGCTTACCAGTTCTTCGGCGCAATATTCAGCCCGGGTAGACGCTGGGCGAGGGTAGACGGCAATCACCATGACCAGAACGAAACCGGCAATACCGAGGGCTAATAAAAACTCGGGGCGTTTCATGCTGCCACCTTAGCTGCCAAAAACTCAGCAGCGGCTTGTTCAGCTTCAGCCCACGTTTTGAATTCGCCGATATCAATAGTTGGGTCGCTCAGGCGCTTAACGTAGAAAGCGTGAAGTACTGGATAACAAAGAGGCGAACCGTCCCTTACCTTCTTGAAGGTTATAAAAGCGGTGTTATTGTCACTTTTACCGTAGATAAACAACTGTGAACTTCCGCATCGCCAGCCTTTGAAAGAAGCCTTGCTAAACGGGGTTATAGTCAGTTCTTCGGGCATGCCCACCAAGGAGTAAAAATCCTCTGCATGGCCTGCGTCCATACCTTTCACATTAACCTTTGGTGGCTCTGCCGGCTTCAGCTCCATGCATTGCACAATATTGTTCGCGGCTTCTGCCTGGGCACTGGACTTCGTTACCAGGTTACCGTCAGCACTTACAACATTGCCTTGCCAAAAATCACCGCTGCGGCTCCAGTCTATTTTGCTTAAAGCGGCTGCAACTGCATTTGCTGATGTTGTGCTGGCCAGCACGGCAGCACCTATTCTGGCTAACACCATCAGGCCCACTGCGTTTAGAGTGATTAACGAAGTCCGGCTTTGTGCCCGTTTGTCAGCGTCCAGTGTCCAGCCAGCAAATTCGGCTATGTTATTCCACCAGTTGGATGCCTTCACTAATTGCAGCTCGTCCGGTTGTTCGCCTTTTTTCAGGCCGAGTAACAGTTGGTTTGCATCCACCACATGGCGGAAACTAAACAGCATCGTGCTACCTTGCTTCACTATGTTGTTTTCGTAATCGATAGCACCTTGCCAACTGTCGACCATATCAATCAGTTCGTTGAACTGCTGTGCTTGCTGGTTACGTTTGTTGTACGCCAGGTTAAGGCTGGTACTTACGGCTTTTGCATTGCTGTTTATGTCGCTGAATGCTTGCTGACGGTCCTGCAGTGTCATGTTGATAAATAGCTGGATGGTGACCTGTTGATTCTTCAACTGCTCCTTTTTAATGGTGATGGCATCCAGAATACCGGTTGCCCGGTGCTGGCCGTCGAACAACTTAATGGCTGCGTCCATAGACAGGCTGAGCATACCAACAGCGCTACCTTTAGACGTTGGCTTAAATTCAAGGCTTGGGTCCTCAACAACGCCAGTCAGCGCTGGAAGTACGAAGCTGCCAGAGTTGTCGCAAATATACTTACTAATAGCTTTTGCCCGTTTAGGGTCAACAGCACGTTGGCTGCGATCCAACACGTTACCGGTATCAATGGCCAGTAAGCGAGCCAGGGCGTTGAAAGGTACACAGGCGGTATAAAACTTTCGGCCACCTTGCACACCCTCGGCGACAGGGAATTCAAAACGCATATCCATTATGCAGTCTCCTCAAGTAAAACCAGTGGGGCGTCAGCTTCTAAGTCGACAATGTGCCAATCATCATTGGCCTGGTACTCAACGAACAAAGCTGCTGTCTTTTCTTCGTCAATTTCACATGCTGCAGGATCCGCAATTTCGCCAAAGACCATATCGACAGAGCCATTGCCGTAGGCCTGAGCTACAACAACGCATTTGCGGCCGATAAGCTGGGGCAGGCTGAACTGCTGCAGTGCTTCTTGAGCGGTTAGGGTGATGCCGTTGATCATGCTGCCACCTCACTTTCATAGCTGTAGGCACTAAACAGTTCACAGTTTCTGTTTCTGCAGCCATTAAAATCGTATGGATTCATCTGCCAGTTGATGCGGCCACAGCAGGGGCAATTCATGCGATTAAGCCCTGAATCCTTTCGGCGCTTTGCCTTTTTGATATGGTCAGGCATTACCAAACCTGCAGCAGTCACCATCTTGCGGCGGTTCACGTTCTGCATCTGGATAGTGCGGCGCTTCACCTTCTCAGCCATATGGCGAGGCAGGTAGACCACATCAGGATCCTGCTCAGGCGCTTCAAACGATACAGCCTGGCTAAAATCGGTCTTAGCCGAGGTTCTGGTTAACCAGTAAACGTCGTTGCCGTTCCAGCGACCTTTGACAAAACCCACATATTCGGTGCAGCCAGGCTCTATGGTTGTTTCACTCGGCAGCAGCTGACAATCAACGTGCCATACAGCCAGTGCATCGACCTGGTCAGCGCAAACGGGTAAATCGAAATCTCTGCCACGGTTCCAGGCCCGCTGTGCTTCTTCTTTCGTATAAACCTCAGCCTGATCAATGTCGGTGTGATAGCCACACCCATTTTTCCGGTGAAACGAGACATTGCTGCCTACGTTGTCCCGAAGGCATGCCAGATAAAATCTGTTTTTCATGCTGCCACCTCCGGTACAACGCCGTTAGTGGTCAGCACTTTGAATTCGATAACCCAAACCCATGGGTGAGAATCCCAATTTCCATAAATGGATTGCCACAGGTCCTGAAAAGCCACTACGTGAGCAATGTGATTTAAATCAGCGCCTACTAATGACGGCTCAACGCCCTCGGCTTTAGCGTCAGAATCACTGATTGCAATTACGCGCTCTACACGGACACCGGTTATTTCAAGGACGATTCGGCAGGCAGCACGTGGCATGTGGATTGAAGGTATCCAACGCTTCACCATGCAGTGAGCGCCGTCATCAACATCAGCTTTGTAAGTCAGCCTTGTCCCGCAATCTCCGAATGTCTCACGCACCCAAAGGCGATCGCCAACTGCTAAGCAAGGGCCGTATTTTGAAGTCAAAATGTGGTTCATGGTTTCTTTGTAACTGCTACCAATACCGTGAGCCCAACCTTTGCAGCAAAAACCTGTTTTTTCGTTAAAAGTAACGTCTTTGGCAATTCTGCGAGTCTGAGTTTTACGGCCCGCCAAAATGGCTTGCACCATGGCGGTTTTAAATAAAATCGGACGTTCTTTCATGCTGACACCACTGAACTTAATTCTGGCAACACAGCATCTTCGAAACGGACCAAAAGCCTTCTGGATTGATCCAATTGACCGGGTTCTTTTACTTCGAAATAAGCAGGCTCATACTTATAAATGCCAGTTATCTCGCCCTTGGTTAAAATCGACCCTATTGGATATGGAGGCTGAATGTTATTAGAGGCAAACCACTCTTTAACCAGCTCTCTTTGAGCGTTTTCAACGTGGCCTATAAGGTCCTCAATTTCGTCCAAATCTGAACGTTGAAAATCGCACCGGCAGTTTTCTTCTAATGCCTTAGCTAATTCATAACTATCCAAACCGTAGCGATATTCACTGGCAAATTCAGTGGCCGAAAACTGCATGCCTACAACATATTTCTCCACCGCTTGAGCTATTTGCTCCTTGGTAATATTTGGACGCTTTGGCGTGTTGTTGGTTAAATTCACTGGCATGGTTAGGCTCCTTTCATCAGAACTTCGCGGTTACCGTTATGGACTGGGGCAGAGACAACGCCGCAGAACTGAAGCTCTTCCATCAAATGCGCCGCTCTGTTGTAACCAATGCGGAACTTGCGCTGTATGCCGCTTACTGATGCCTTCTGGCATTCGATAACAAAGGCCTTGGCTTCACTGAACAGCGGGTCGGCATCAGAAAGCTGTGTTCTTGGCTTCTCTGCCGTTGTTGGTGTATCCACCGATTTCAGGCTGGCCAGCAGGCTGGTAAGGGTTTGTTTGAACTGACCGGACATCAGAATGAAATCGGCATCCAGGCGACCTATAGTGTCGTCCCAGCCCAGTTCTTCGTTGTCGTTGCAAAGTAGGTCGTGGAATTTAATGCCGGTTAAGCTGCCGTCATCGCGCACGGTAAAGCTGATTTTCTCGTCCTGCTCTAACTGCAGGCGAGTAACCAGCTTGTCTTGCAAGTGGCTTTGCACTTCATCGGCAGATAACAGGTGGTTGATAAACTTGGCCTGAGCTCCTTCTTCATCTGGCGCCTTCAGCACTGCAGAACTACCCAGCGTAATACCAGCCGGCAAATCTTTACCTTGTAGCCAGAAGTGCATTTGTTGGTTTAACTGGTGGTTGTCCAGCAGCGGCATGGCCGGCAGTGAGCCAAAGGCCTTGCGCAGCAGTGCCAGAAACTCTTCGGCCGTTGAGGCGCTGGCCGTGTCGACTATCAGCATACTGGTGCTGCGGTCGTAGTACGCAGTGGTCACAGTCGATTTACTGAAAGCACGTGGCAGCAGGGTCTGGATCAACTCTTCTTTCAAGGCCTGCTTTTCCTTGCGACTAAGCGGACGGCCTTTTTCCTGCTCCATGGCTTCGACTTTCGGCGCCAGTTCCTCATTTACTACAGAAGATGGCAACAGCTTTTCCTGCTTACGAATGCTGAACACCATTAAATCGTTCACCTGGTGGCAATACTCTTTAGTGCCCGGGTGCATAGCAAAGCAAAAACCTAGCTTTAACGCTTCCTGTGAAGTGCAGGGGGTAAACTTGAACGCAGCTAAGGCCTGTTCAATTTGTCCGTGGTCATTATCTAAAGGTTCGGTAATGGCGTACAGCCTGGCGTTTTTAAACCACATGGTTCTGCTCCTGTGTAACGGCAGATAAGCCAGCTCTTGCGCCTTGAGCTATCAGCCAGTTGATTGCTTTTGGTGAAGGCTTAAAACAGCCCTCGTGTACTAATAGCCAGCCGTTTTCGGCCAGTTCGTTAATTTGGTAAACGGCCTGAGCGTGACTGTGGAAAATTCCCAAGCGTTTAATGGCACCGATACCAATCACGGTTTCAGCGTTAATGCAGTTCTGGTCTATCAGGTAAATGGCTGTGCGTTGTTGCAGTGTCAGTTCGCTGTGTGTCTGCACAGCAAAAACTGAAGTAGGGCACAGTTGTGATGTTTGAACCGCGCTCATGCACCACCTCTTAAGAACTGGTGAACATTAGCCAGCGTGCTGGTACGCACTACAGTGACGCCGTTCATGTTGTGATCAATATGCAGAGCAAACCGGCCATCAGAGCCAATAGTGTTCATTTGGTCCATGTAGGTGCGCTGAAACTCTATTGAAGGTAAATAAGCTTTGATGCGGCGCAACAGCCTGTGAGCTGATGCCAAAACGGCTGGGTCCGTATTCAAATCCTCAGCAGTACTCATAAAGCAGCGGAAGCGCAGGCTTAACAACAGCAGCTCTTCCATGGCGTGTTTGCGGCGGTGGGTGGTTTTTGTTAAGACTGACATATTCTCTCTTTTTTGAGATGTTTTTGCGTGATTTGGCTAAATATACGCAAATATCTCAAAAGTGCAACATTAAAATCTCACAAATGAGATAAAGAGCTACTAATTGTCTTATTTGTGAGATATTATTGGTATCTAAGATATGTGGAGGGGCAGAAGTGAGACGCTGCAGCTCAGAAAAAGAGCCATTTCAATCAATAAGTTAACGGAAGTTAAAGAAATATCAGAAGTTTATGAAGCACTTATGCTGGTATTCTTGTTCCAATACTGAAAAAATGAGAGGCATTTATTTCAAAAAGCTGGAGGTAGCTATAGTGAGTTCCGTAAACGCAACAGGAGTTAAACCACCTATCGTGACGTCTGAAGCTGCTGCTTCGGTTGCATCTGCTCCAACTGCTCAAACAACAGGAGTTGTTACAAAACAACCCATGGCAACGTCTGACACGGTGACAATAAGTGATGAAGCAAGACGCCTACTAGACAGCGCTAAAACAGATGATACAGGTATCGAGCCTCCTAAAATGACTACGCTTGATACCGGTATTGAACCGCCAAAGATGTCGGCCAGAGATACAGGTATCGAGCCGCCGAAACAAAACTAAGGTGCAAGAAAATGTGGGGTGACGTACAAAATATACTGATGAGCATTAGCAGCGTAACTTGGGTTAGTTATCTGGTTGCAGCCGTGATCACTTATACAGTGGTAGCTAATGTCTCATACCGGATTTCTGTGTCTGTATGGCTGATTTCAGATCTGGTCAAGGTTGTCGTTACACCCGCAATGTATTCACTGAGCGAGTTGAGTAGAGAAATGACCAGGCTTATCTGGTACCCATCATTCATGCTTATGAGCTTGATATCAATTTACTTCATGTATGTGCTCCATCAGAAGTTCAATTTGGAGCCAGAGGGGGAGTCTAAACAATTATTCTGGGTAATTTTTCTCCTGTTATTTATGAATTTTGTGAGGTTCTTCGATCGAGTTATATTCAACTTTGATTTAACGACTGAGTTATACAAATACGGGATACCAGCTCTGAAAATATGGGTTGCTATTGCAATTTTTCAACACATTTGGTCTATTTGGAAACGCGAACAAGGAGAGTTAAAAATTGGATAAGTTAGTGGTAGCCAGTTTAGTAGTTTTAATATTCGCACTTAGCGTGTTTTTTGGTTTTAAGTTCCTCACTTTAAGAAAAAAGGCTTCGAGATCCATAGAGGATTTGGCGATTGATAAGCTGAGCGCCAGAGCACATCATATAGTGATTGAATTTCTTCGAGTGTACGAGATGAAAAACGATATGCGAAAAGTGGCAGAATTAGAACGCTGTAACAAAATGCTCTCTGATTATGGCAGTAGCTTTAAAATAGAGATGGAAGAACTACTAAAGCAGGAGATGTCAGAAGAGCAGCGGAAGGTAGTTAGGATAGCTAAGTTTAATTAATCAAAGTGTCTTTGCATCATTTTCAGGCTCGCTTTTTACCACTTCGAAGCCGGCGTTTTTCATGCTGTATACAGAGAAATCAACCAGAGTCTGCATAGATACATCAGTATTCAACTTAGCCCAACTCAACTGAGCTAAGTCGACAAAAAGCTTAGAAAACATCTTTTCTAGCTGTTCATGTCTTAGCACTACAGTGTGATTTTCTTCTCCTTTATTCAAAACGTCCTCAGCTAACAAATCTACAGCTCGAAGTTCCTCAAAGCCTTTCAATAACCTCAGGCCTCGCACTAATTCATCCAATTTTTCAAGCTTTATGGACGAGCCTTTGTTGAATCTGGAAAGCATCGACTTGTCTATCTGAATTCCATTTTGTTTACACATACTGCTAAAAGCGTTAGGCGATATGTCTAACTTCTTTAAAATACTAGCTAAGTTTCTAGCAACGATATCCTGAGTATTCATTCAAATGGCCCGGTTAAATACCTGATAGTCAAAACGATCACTTTTGCAACGTGTATACAAATATACACGATATTATCTCTAAAATGAGATTTATTAAACCGGAATTTAATTTACTGGTAATTAATTAGAGAAAAAGTCCTGACCTGCAGGACTTCATCAAAGACTGAAACTAATTAGCCTGAAAAAAGCCCGTGCTTCGACTCAACAGGTGATTCTGAGAGGATATAGTTTTTTACTGTTCCATTTTCATCAAATAGTACTGTGAGAGTTTTCTGTATCCCTGATGAAGAACTGTACGCCCAGGCGGTGTAGATAAAGTAACAGGACGCATTGCAGCTCTGTTCAGTAAATACGTACTTCCACATCTCGTTACCACTATCATGGAATGTAGCGTCAAGTGGGTCACCAAAAGTCGCTCTTACTTGATCTTTGGTCGTAACGCCTTTGACAAGTTTACTCTCTATCGAAGCCTGATTTTCTTCGCTAATTTTTTCGTTTCCAACGCTGGAACAGCCATAAACTACTAAGGTCGCAGCTAAAACTAATAGCAATTTTCTCATTACATTCTCCTTTCTCTCTTGTAGTCAGCAGCAAAATCCAAGTGCCGCAGTAAATTACTTTACCCCTATTGGATAATTACTCAAGTGTGTACCTATTTTGCATGCGCAAAACATGCCTCAGGAAAATTATCAGATGTTGCAAAAGTGAGATAATAATCTTAGTATTACCGTGCAATGTATCAAAAGTGAGATATCGACTTGAGCACCGATGAACTAAGGAAAAAACTGGTTGTAATTCACAGAGGCAGGGGACAGTTAAAAGCGCTGTGTAGAAAAGCCAACGTGGACTACAAAAATGTTTGGAAATTCACGACAGAGGCTGTGAAGAAAATAGACCTGGATATTGCTTCGAAGCTGATCTCAGAAATTCAGAAAACACCGGATAATCAAGAGGAGGCGGCATGAGACAGCAAGTCGTTTCAGTTAAACCACTGCCAAGTGAATTGACCCTACCGTTACAAAGCTTCACGCCGGACGTCATTCAGCAGTGTACTTGCCACTGGTGTGGTAAGCCTGTGCCGGAATCTACTTTGTTTTGCAGCGAGATCTGCAGGAATGAGAACACGCAGCAGGTTCGTCTGAACGGTGGTTTTTGATTGCCAGCATCGTTAAGTGCTTTTGTCAGAGTGCTTACCGATGCTGGTGCTGGGGGCTGATAACAGATGCCTCTGCTAATCAAACCTTCGGTGCTGCATCGCTTTGTATTAACCCAGGTAACAGTGGGTGTTGATTTAGTGTTGACTGCTGGAAAGACAGCACCGTTGTTCGCCGCTAATCCGGCTAAGCGCACGGGGGTCATTAGATGGCCGACAACCCGGCTGATAATGATGTAACCAGTCACTGGGAGGCACCCAGGGTAGTGAACAACAAACACTTCGGCGAAAGCCGATAAGCCAGATAAGCGTTGCCCCAGAGTAGCGGAGTGCTGGTTAGTTTCAGTTTATTGGTTTGGTATCTCTGCCGGGCCTAGGCTGCGCAATGTTGGGGCTAATTGGACGCTTGCGCAGATGCCAAACCAATGAGCTGGTAACCGGAAGGTCTTTCTACGGACACGCCGGGTTAAACAGTGAGAAGCGTAGGCCACAGCTTTAAGTGCGGTGCTGAGCAAAGGCCAGCTCATTCAAGGATTCAACCGAGGCGAGAAGTAAAAGTGTGCGCTGATCCTCGGCAATTTCGCAAAGCCAAACCCAAGTAATTGGGCGCTTAGCTGACTGGCCTGTGTACAGGGCTAGCCACCGGATGGCAGTAACCGGCAAAACAACAGGAGCTGATATGAGTAACACCACACCCATTTTAATGTCTGCTGATAATCCAACAGGCTGGAAGCTCGAAGAATTACTGGCTCAGGTTCGCAAGGAACTGCTGGTTAAAACAGAAAAGATCACAGGTGACGAAAGCACTGAGAGCATGAAAGTACAGTGCAACAACTTATCAATTCTGCGTCAGCTATTTAACGCTGAAGCTTTGCAGCGAGAAAGTATTGCTGTTCTAGAGGCCAAGTCTCCTGATCAAGGCCCAACAGGTCAGGCACGTATTGGAGCCGCTCATGCAAACACGTAGAGCTATGCAGCGCCTGTTTAGCCGCAAGTGCACCATGTTCTCTACCTGGTGTTCGTATCTGGTGTTTCTGTTCGGCTTTATGCCCATGTTCCCACCAGAGTCGACACTGCTAGCCTGGCTGTTCATAGCCGCTACAGTTGCCCTTTTAGTCGTTACGGCGGTTTGGGCATACCTGCTGGAGCAAAACCTTCAATTACTCGAGGGTGAGAAGTGATGCTCAGCCATATCAGCCAGAACCTGCCTGGCATCATCAGGCATAGTCCACAATTCAAACTCTTCAGACATAGCAAAGAGAATATCGGCCTGAGTCATTGCTTGAATTTGGCCGCGGGTCCAGTGGTGCTTTTGCATCAGGAAGTAGTGAACAGCATCAAGCCCAGTGTGATTTTCATATTGCTGCTGTGTTGCCAAGTGGTCGCCAAAAATCGCCAGCGTATAGCCTATACGGGCTTCTTCCAACACTTTGCGGTAAAGGTCACGGTAATAGGGTTTGCGGTCCATGTGCGCCTCCAGTGTGCATTTGGGGGCAACCTGCAGAACGGCGGCAGGTACGACTGCCAGAAAAGCGAAAGCCCTGCTGTAACAGGGCTCTCAAGAACATTAACCACTACGACGAGGTAACCATGTCCTTAGCTACAAATGTAATTGAATTTAGTGAAAGGCGCAAGCCGGAGGGTGCTGTGATTGCAGATACTGACAATGGCTACACGCGAACAGCCAACGAGATACAGGATAGGCTCTGCCAGCTTGATTTAACAGGGGCTCAGTTTCAGGTTCTAAACGTCATTATCCGCATCACCTACGGCTATAACCAGAAAACCAACCGGATCACGAATACCTATGTGGCTGAGCTAACAGGCCTGTCTGAAAAGGCTGTTCGTTTAGCGTTGGCTGAGCTTCAACGTCGCAACATTATTCTGCTTGAAAAATCGGGACTAATGAAACTTGTGGGCATAAATAAGGTGATTAGCGACTGGGTTGTGACCACGGGTAAAAGTGAAAAACAAGCAGAAAAAGGCAAGCAAAGCCGCAGTATTTGCAGCGCTGGAGATGGTACAACGGTTCCGCAAGCACGGTACAACGGTTCCGGCGAAAGACGGTACAACGGTTCCGAAGAGTCGGAACAACGGTTCCTTGAAGATGGTAAAACGGTTCCATTAGAACGGAACTGTAGTTCCAGCACTAAAGACAACACTAAAAACAACTTACTAAAGACAACTAACAAAAGACAAAAAGATAGTAGCGTTTCGGCAGTAAAACCGGACCTTGATTTTTCTTGTTGGCCAAGCGAACCAAGCGAGTCTGTTTTCAGAGACTGGAAAACCATGCGTACCGCAAAAAAAGCACCTGTCACTCAAACCGTGATTAATCGGCTGGCCAAGCAGATCGAGCTGGCTTTTGCCAACGGCATGACAGTGGACGATGTGCTGGCCGAATGCGTTAGCCGTGGTTGGACTGGGTTTGAGTATGCATGGTTGAGAAGACCAGGCTCATCAGTGCAGAGCCGGTTCCCGCATGAGTTCCATGGTCAAAATTACGAAGGGGGTGCGCTGTGAATCTATTGAGCTTTGTGAATTCTATTCCTGAAAAGCCGGAGCAGGGCAACTGCCAAAAACACGGCGCCTTCGATTTCAGATACCAAGCCATGGGTGACAGGTTTGTCGTGCTCACCGCTTGCAGTTTGTGTGCTGCAGAGAGCTCCGCTAACCAGTTGAAAATTGACGAGCAAAATGCCGCCAAAGCTGCCAAGGCTCGGCTAGAGCGAAGCCGCATTGAAGCCGGTGTTTCGCCACGGTATGCACAGGTGACTTTTTCTGATTACCGAGTTGAATCTCAGGATCATGCTGTGGCGCTACAGGAAGCCATGGATTTTACCAGACACATTAGAAGCGGTGGTAATGGCAACCTGATCTTTAGTGGTCGGGTTGGTACCGGTAAAACCATGCTGGCCAGCGCCATGATAAATGAGCTAATGCCGCATAAGAGGTGTCGGTTGGCTTCTTTAAGTAGCCTGGTGCGTGAGCTTAAGGACAGCTGGGGCAAAGGCGCTTCAATGTCCGAAACCATGCTTCTAAAACATCTGAGCGAACTTGATTTACTGATCATCGATGAGGTTGGTCAGCAGCGCGGTACCGAAACAGAAATTCTGTTCGTGTTCGACATTATCGATGGCCGCTATAAAAACATGCTGCCAACAGTACTTATCAGCAACCTGGATAAAACTGGCATACGTGAAGCGATTGGCGATAGAGCTTTTGACCGCTTACGCCAGGATGGCGGCAAAGTGGTCGCGTTTAACTGGGGCAGTATGCGGAGCGCCATTTGACCTTTGTGAGTTTGGCAGCGGATCCGGCTTTGGCTGAAGTTGAAGCGGTAAACAAGGTGGCTTGCCTTTGGCTTCATAGCTGGCGGAACAATCTCATGGCCAAGCCGGATATAGATCGAAAGTTAGCAGCAATGCCGGAACCAGAGCGCGGCCGCATGATTGAAGCGTTAAACCGTAATAAAAAGCTATTTAAGCAGGGGGCGTAATGCAGTCGTTATCTGTCGTTATATCTGATGCAGCTATCACCCGGCATGCAGCTGATGCTGATGTTGGCGAACTGCGTGATCAGCGTCACCCGTTACTGCTTCGGTACCGTTCTGGCCGTCAAAAGGCCACCTGGTATTTAGTACACTACCAAAACCGGACAAAGAAACGCCACCGCTTGGGCTACTGGCCAACACTGAAAACCAAAGATGTGGTGGCAATAGTGCCGGACGTTCTGGGTCGGCTCAGTGCTGGCCATACCGTAAAAACAGGCACCTTTGAAACTGTAGGCCAACTGCTGGAATGGTACCGCGGCAGAACGGCCAAAGAAGTGACGAAATCGCCTGAGTGGCGCAGGGCTGTTGAAAGTGCCATTGATGCTCACTTGTTACCACTGCTTGGTACCTTGCCTGTTGGCCAACTGACTAAAGCGGTGCTTGATACTCAGTTGATCCTGCCTTTGGTTAATTCTGATTTAAAACCATCGACTATGCGCAAGTACTGGGGAACCTTAAAGACAGCCGTAAAACTGGCTGCAAAGCTGGAGTTACTGGCGGCTGACTACATGGCAGGTATGAAGTTTGTCGACCATGTAACCAAGCGGATCAAGCCGAAGGAAAGCCGATTGCGTGTAACCAGCCTGCCACTGGTGTGGGAGCAACTGCAACGTGCCGCTGTGGATGGTTGGGCGCTGGTATGGCTGATGCTCTTGTTTGGCACTCGCATTGGTGAGACACGGCAGCTTCGTTGGTCGTACATCGATTTTACTGCAGGCATGGTGGCTATTCCGGCGCAGATCACAAAAACCGATGTAACTCATGTACTACCTGTTACTGCGCTTGCCAAAGAGTTTCTGGATAAGTTCAGGAGCGTTAGGGAGTCATTCGGTATTTATTCTGATTTTCTATTTCCAGCCGGTACCGAGGCGATCAGTAGCCAGGCAGCACAGAAGCATATTCAGTTAGTGAGTAAGGGCAAATGGTCGGCCCACGATTTACGCAAAATGGCCCGTTCAGCCTGGGCAGAGTTGGGTATTGATTACTGGATGGCCGAGCGCTTACTGAACCACAAGCCTAAGGGATTGGATGCTGTATACATCAAAACTGAAGCGTTATCAGAGCGGTTAAAAGCCGTGAACGTGTACCACGATTGGTTGATAAAGCAGGGTTTAACTGTGTGCACAGTGCAGGCATTAAAAAAAGCAGTGAATGCTTAGCGGCCTTTACTGGCAGGCGTTTCAGAGAATTCAGATTTTTCAGCCGTGGAAACGTCCAATTGATAAAAGATGTTGTTTACGTAGGCACAGTGCAGGCATTGAAGTAACGAATAAAGTGCTGTATTGCGAAGCTGGCAAGGGCTTAAAGGCAGTCTGGAATTAAACCGTCTGAACATTATTAAATTGCAAAGGAGGTAAGTATGACGCCTTTATCATTCAAAGGTTACGGTGTTAGAGGTAGTCCGGTCACCGTCATTGCAGAGCGTATTACTCATTGGAAAAAGTATGAATCCAACGGCAACTACGGGACTGAAATTCATCTGGACTCCGGTAATTCTGTTCTGGTTGGCGAATGGTATCTGGACGTAGAAAAAGCGTTTATAGCGGCTACGGGGGAAAAATAATGCTGATTGTGGGGATTGATCCGGACACCAAAAAGCACGGTGTTGCTGTAGTAAAGGACGGCATCATTCAGCAGCTTTACACGTTGGGCAACAAGTCGCTGATCGAACTTCTGACTGATCTAGCTCGTCAGCACCAGCTACGGATCAAGATGGAGGACATCAATGCGTTTAAACCTGTGATCCATCGCTCGGGCCAGAGCCGGAATCAGATGATGAAGATTGCACAGAACATCGGCGCTGTGAAATATGCAGCCGAACTTTTAGTGCATGAGCTTGCATCGGCAGGTTTCTCTGTCGAAATGGTATTGCCATTACAAGGTGCCAGAAGCGGCAAGCGTTATAAGTCAGATGCGTTTAACCGGCTAACTGGTTGGAATGGTAAGAGCAATGCTGACAATCGGGATGCCGCCATGATAGCGCTGTATGGACAGCCGAAAGGGGGGATCAGTGGCATTTTTACTGGCAAATGATTTTCAGCAGTTGGCCCTGCTATTTATAGCTACATTTGGCAATGTGTTCCTTCTGGGGTTTAGCAGCCAGATTGTGCGTGACCAGAAAATTGCACTGGCCTTTACCGTGAGCTGGGGGATTACCTGGTGCCAGTTCTCGTTCGCCCGGATATCAGCAACTACAGTAGACGCTGATCTGGCGATGTTCGTCAGCGGTTGGGGTGGTTCATTAGGTATTGTTTCCAGCATCCTGTTTTATCGTTGGTACCAGGCGAGGGGCAAGCGCTATGGTTAAGGAACGGGCCAACTTGCATGGTGGGTTTATCATTCGCACTGTGCGGAAGTACCGGGCCATGAGCCAGCAAGAGGTTTGCTTTTTATACGGTATCAGCGAAAAGACGCTAAGCAACTGGGAGCGGGAACGAAACGATCCGCACTTCGGCCACGTGCAGGCTATCTGTGAAGACATACTTAAAGTTGAATTAATTGACGCCATTACCATGGCCTTCGACGAATTAGAAAAACAAAAGCAGGAGGCAGCATGAACATTAAGCAGCTAAGAGCCGAACTAAGAGCCTGGGGTCGCTACTGGGCATCTAAAGAAGAACTGCAGGGCTATGCCAGCACATCAGTTACTGAACGTTGCTGCGAAGTGATGCGAACGGGCGTCTGGATCAGTTCAGATAAGCACTTATTCAGCCACCAGAGTGACAGTATATTGCCGCCAGAGTGGATTAATTCACTGAGTTCTAAAATTGACAAATTGCCACCAAATTATATATCCGTTATAAACTCTGTATACGTTCGAGGCTTTGCTGCGAAAGGAGTCTTGTTGAGAACATTGAGCTATGCTGAGATAGCACTGTTAGGGATGATTGTTGAATGAGTATTGATGATACTGATGACGTTGGTTTTCTGAGATTGAGAAGAAATATTATATTTTTGAGTTTAACCATATTATTTTTTGAACTAGTAGGACTTAAGGTAACAGAGCTTTCTCTCTTAGGTAATAAGGTCTCTATAGAGAACCCATGGGTTATAGAGTTTTCTTTGGTTGTTTTTTACTCTTATTGCCTAATTAGGTACCACCAAATATACAAGAGTGATAGGAGGGGCATAATCCTTGACACGGCGAAAGGTGCCTATAAAGCTAACAAATACACAATGGTCGACGCTATAGGAAACTACTCAGAAATACCGATTATTGGTTGGAAAGCAAAAGCTAACTATGTAGTGAGAAGCAGTCTACATTACATTTTTAGAGAGCCTGCATATTCAAACATTGAATTTCCACTGCATCTTGCAATCACATCCGGCCTTATTGTTATTGTCGTTAAACTTACAAAGTTTACATGAAAATAAGGACAAGTAATTTTGTTCCCTGTTTTTCCCCACTAAAATCGTGTGATTTTATCTAAACTGGTCAGACATTATTTAGCAGGAACCCGCTCATAAGGCGGGTTTTTAATTGGGTAATGCTTAAGCTATTGAACCAATTTCCAAGTGTATTTATAACTTCGTTACTCACGGCTATTTCCTGTTGGTTATATTGTGGTTTTTTTTGGTCTCAATAGCCAGACAGCGGTATTTAAGTGTTATAAAAGATCTGTTTCCTCTTTAAATCCAAACCAAAAAGCTGTTATAAATGCTATGTTTATAAAAAATAAACAAATTAACAGGTCAGGCTTTTTGCTGTTAGCAAAACCTGAATCAGCTTTATTAGGTATATTGTAGGTGAAATATGAAAGATATTTTTCAGAATCTGATAGTCACAGTAGTAGTGTCCGGCTCAATTTCTTTTCTTGTTAACATTTACAATGAGGCGAATAAGTTGGAATTTCCTGCAACAAACGTACAGTTGGAGCGACTTCTTGAAGTGGTAAAGACTAATCCTGAACTTTCGGGACGATTAGCTATCGCTTTAGAGGATGAAAAGATATCTTATGCTGAAGCCGCAGGTATTGTTGCATCTGTTGAGTCAGGTGCAGAGAGGAAGCAGTTAATTGAAGATCTGAAGCTATTAGCAAAATAATCTAATACCAGTAATTTTTTACCTGTTTTTGCCCGTTAAAATCGTGTAATTTTATCTAAGCTGGTCGGAAATGAATCAGCAGGAACCCGCTCACAAGGCGGGTTTTTTGTTGCCCATACGTAGCCTGTCCCATTCGCCCCATACTTATTGTTTGGGGCTTTTTTATTGGTGGTTTATGAAGAACCTGAAAGCTGCATTGTTAGCCGCTGGTATCAGTGGTGCTGTTGCTCTGTCAGGTGCTGTGCTTATCGCTCCATACGAAGGGAAGGTAAACGAGGTCTATTTGGACCCGGCTAATATCCTGACCAGTTGTTACGGACACACAGGTAAAGAATTAAAGCCAGGCATGAAGTTCAGTGATGACCAGTGTCTCCAGCAATTAGCCAGCGACTTGGTAGAGCACAACAAGCAGCTATTATCAGTCGTCAAAGTGCCGCTATCTGAAGGCGAACACGCTGCATATCTGTCGTTTGTCTACAACGTTGGCATAGGACAGTTCCGCAAATCGACGCTACTTGCGAACCTCAACGAGGGGTTTCGTGTATCTGCATGTAACCAGCTCATGCGCTGGATCTACATCAAAGGCAAAGAATCCAACGGATTACGCACACGCCGTGCTGCTGAGCGAAAGATGTGCCTCAAGGATTTACAGCAATGAAAATTAGTTTAACGGGGGCGTTATTGATTGTTGCCGGCATAGCTATGGCTGGCTTAGGTCTGACAGTCTGGTCGCTCAATTCAGAGCTTACTACTCAAACCAGTTTGGTGACTAAACAGGCTGGACAGTTAGTTAACAAACAACTGGAAGTAGACGCCTTGGCCGCTGAAGTTAAAAACCTGAACGAGCAGGCTCAAGCGTTAGTAGATGAACAGTTGTTGGTTGCTCAATTAAATACAGAGCACCAGCAATCAGAAACCCAGATCAACGAACAGCACTTAGCTGTGATGATTAACAGTAACGAACTGAAGGTATCTGAACATGATCCTACTCGAGCGTGGGCTAATACTGCTTTGCCTGATGCTGCTGGTCAGTTGCTCCAGCAAGCCAGTGGAAGTTCGCACTATCACAGTAACAAAAACAGTGACGGTACTACCACCAGCAAACTTTCTACAATCGGGCTGCGCACTGCGGCCCTTTAACGGTACAACCAATCACGATCACCTGCAGTACACGCTGCAACTGATCACCGATATCAAGTTATGCGATACGGATGTGCAGCGATACCGCAAGTGGCGGGAGGCTCAAGTATGCAACCAGGATTCAAAGTTATGTCAGACAAAGCAACAGCCGTAAGTTCATATGCTACAGCCGGTACGACTGCAGGCCTTGGCTTCATGAGTTTGTCTGAGTGGGCAATAGTGATTGGTATTTTCGCGACACTTGCCACCTTCGGTCTGAACTACTGGGTTCAAACACGCAACCTGAGGATGGCAGAGCGCGAGCATCAGGCCCGCATGGCCCAGCTTGAGAAGAACAAGACTTAAATTTATGCCAGCTAAGCCGCCAAGACCATGCCGCCAGCCATTTTGCCCAAACAAGACGGTTGAAGCGCACGGTTACTGCGAACAGCACAAAGATAAGGCTGTTCACTGGCAGAACAACCGCCACAGTGAAAAGCGCACCCGGGGCCGCAAGTGGCAAGCAACCCGGGAAAGAATTCTAAGACGTGACAATGGCCTGTGCCAACCATGTCTTTTAGCCGATCGGTTAACGCCTGCAACTCAGGTCGACCACATCCAGCCGTTGTCTGATGGTGGCACCGACACCGACGCAAACCTGCAGGCGATCTGCAAGCCATGCCATGACGCTAAGACCAGGCAGGAGGCTGAGCGTGGGCGGCAGCGCTAACTCAGTGCCAGCCCCAGCGTTGCGTGGGATGGGTAGGGGGGATCAAATCTCTGGGGCTTTTTCGTCCGGACACCGATCCCGCCATCAGATTTTTATTTTCGCGAAAAATGAAATTAAAACTGGAGGGCGCTGAGCATGGCGGGAGTACCCGGCCGCAGCGGCCGAAAGCCAAAACCCGTTAGCCTGAAAGTTATTCAGGGTAATGCAGGTAAGCGGCCACTGAACACAGATGCACCTGAGGGGGAACCTTTAGCATCGGTGCCGGAATGTCCGATATGGCTATCAGGTATTGCTGTTGATATGTGGAATGCCTTGGCCGAATGGTTGGTGAAATCCAAGATCCTGACGGGGACGGATATTCACAACCTTGAGGCTTTCTGCAGTGCGTACAAAAGGTGGCGTGAAGCCGAAGAACATTACGCTAAGCACGGCCCTGTGGTACCAGGCGCAACTGGCGGCCCCATTAAAAACCCTTCAGCCACAGTTATTAACGAATGTCTCAAGCAGATGGCAACTTATGGCGCCGCATTAGGGTTAGATCCGGCCAGTAGGGGCCGCTTCGGTGCCGGTTCTAAGCAGCCTGAAGATAATCCGTTTGCAGCACTGCTTAAAAAAAGAGGCGCTAAGTAGAGAATGAATGGCCAGTTATCCAAACGTCAATGCGGCGAACAAGTATGCCCGGGATGTGATAACGGGGAAGATCTCTGCGTGCAAAGAGGTTCGACAGGCCTGTCAAAGGCATATTGATGATCTAAAAGCCTCTGAGAAGCGGGCTTTCCCTTATAAATTTGACAGAGACGCAGCAGAACATGTCTGCGATTTCGTCCAACTGCTACCACACACAAAAGGTAAGTGGGCCAGAGAACGGCAACTCATTAAGCTGGAGCCGTGGCAGAAGTTCATATTCTGCGCTGTCTTTGGGTGGCTGAAAAAGAAAGACGGCTTACGACGATTCTCTGAAGCGTACTGTGAGATACCGCGTAAAAATGGTAAGTCTGTTATTGCTGCTGGCGTTGGCAATTACATGCTATGTGCAGACGGTGAGTATGGCGCCGAAGTTTACTGTGGTGCAGCTACTGAAAAGCAAGCATGGGAGGTTTTCCGGCCAGCGAAAATCATGCTGGAGAAATCTCCACAACTTACCGGCTTGTTAGGTATAGAGATCTGGGCGAAAAACATCAGCATTCCTGGCGATGGTTCACGATTTGAACCACTGATCGGCAACCCGGGTGACGGTAGTTCTCCAAGCTGCGCACTAATTGATGAATTTCATGAGCATGACGGTCCCGAGCTCTACGAAACGATGATCACTGGCATGGGCTCAAGAGAACAGGCCCTTGCATTCATCATCACAACAGCCGGCTTTAATCTGGCTGGACCTTGTTATGAAAAGCGTCGTCAAGTTCAGCAAATGCTTGACGGTGTTATGCCAAACGATGAACTGTTTGGGATTATCTGGACGCTTGATGCTGGTGATGACTGGAAAGACCCGGCTAATCTGCGAAAAGCAAATCCAAACATTGGGATATCAGTCAGCCAGGACTACCTGATCAAGCAACTGCGGGACGCTATTCGCTACCCAAGCAGAACCAATAGCTTTTTAACCAAGCACCTGAATATTTGGGTTTCAGCCCGTTCGGCCTGGTTAAACATGGCGGATTGGCATGCTTGTGGTGACACCAGCCTCACTCTGCAGGATTTTGCAGGCAAGCGCTGCACCTTGGGGGTCGACTTGGCCAGTAAAACCGATATAGCAAGTTTGTCCCTGGTGTTTGATGAAGTGCTTGAGTCTGGCCGAATCAAATACACCACGTTTACCCGCAACTACCTGCCTGAAGGTGCGTTGGAGCGAGCTGGTAATAATCGCTCGGCATACGAGAAGTGGGTAAATGAGGGCAGGTTGACACTAACTGACGGTGAAGAAATTGATTTCGACCTGATCAGGGAAGAAATAAAAGACCTCAGCGAAATTTTTGATATCACGGAAGTTGCCTACGACCCATGGCGTGCTACCCAACTGGCGCATCAGTTGATGAAAGACGGCGCTGAGATTGTTGAGTACCGCAACACAGTACAAACCATGAGTCCACCAATGCGGGAAATGGAAGCAGCCATTACTGGTAAACGGTTCGTCCATGATGCAGATCCACTGCTTACATGGATGGCCAGTAACGTGACAGCGAAAGCTGATGCCAAAGAAAACATATACCCGCGTAAAGAGCGGAACGAGTACAAAATAGACGGCATTGTGGCCACATTGATGGCTATAGGGCGGATCCTGACCAGAGCTGTCGAAATGCCAAAAGAATCAATTTACGACACCTCGGACGTAACATGCTGATACCCATTTTTTTGTTTGTGCTGGGCCTTGTGGGCGCCGGCTTAATTAGCTTTGGCGTTTGGTTGCTTAACAATCCGGCCGGCTACATCTGTATTGGTATTTTTTGCATGATTGCCAGTTACCTGTACACCAGGCAGTGGGCCTACCAGCAAAATAAGAAGTCGCAACCTAAGGCGGAATAATGTTTTTACCTAACTTGTTCGGCACAGATAAGGGTGTTACAGCCCGGCAGAACTTCACAAGCTGGATCAGCTCTATGGGAAGTCGCCAAAGTAGTGCTGGCGTCATGGTTAACACTGAATCTGCAATGGGGGTAGCAGCTTTTCGAGCGTGTGTGACTCTTCTTGCTGAAAGTATTGCCCAACTGCCTTGTGAGCTATACCGCCGAACTGCTGACGGTGGCCGGGAACGCGCAACAGATCATCCAGTTTATAACCTGATCCACAGTAGCCCTAACCGCAAAGACACCAGCTTTGAGTATTACGAGCAGGCACAGGGTTCGCTGGGTATTGAAGGCAATCATGTTGCGTTAATCGACCGCGATAGTTACGGCTATCCAAAAGAGCTGATCCCGATTAACTACAACAAAGTGAAGGTACTTAAAGGTTCTGATGGTATGCCGTATTACCGGCTGCTGGATCTAAATGAAACTGTGCCTATGCATATGATCCACCACATCAAGTACTTCAGTTTGGATGGTTATGTTGGTTTATCACCGCTGCAAACCAACACAGACACAATTGGCTTGACCATAGCTACAGAACAACACGCAGCAGCAGTCTTTCAGCGGGGCGCCACGATGTCTGGCGTTATTGAACGGCCAGCTACGTCTGCAGCAATTAGCGATCAAACAAAGGTAGACGCCCTACTAAACAAGTTTACAGAGCGCCATGGCGGTGGCCTGCGCAACGCATTTAGTGTTGCATTATTGCAAGAGGGCATGCAGTACAAACAGTTGGCAATGGACAACGAAAAAGCCCAGCTCATAGAAAGCCGAAACTTTGGTGTAATTGAAGTGTGCCGGTTGTACAAGATCCCTCCGCACATGGTGCAGCATCTGGAAAAAGCCTCTTTCAACAATATTGAGCATCAAGGGTTGCAGTACGTTATCTACACTCTGCTGCCATGGGTAAAGCGCCATGAAGCGGCAATGATGCGCGACCTACTGTTGCCCGACGAACGCAACAACTATTACATCGAATTCAACATTTCCGGATTGCTGCGTGGTGATCAGAAATCACGCTATGAAGCTTACGCCATCGGCCGGAACTGGGGCTGGTTGTCAGTAAACGACATTCGCCGCCTGGAAAATATGCCACCAATACCTGGTGGTGATCGTTACTTAACTCCGCTCAATATGGTGGATTCAGCAAATCTTCAAAATTCAATGAACGCTACGCCTGAGCAAATGAAAGAAATCGAGGGAATATTATGTCGCGTATGATCAACTTTCCGCATATAGCGGCCATGGTTTTTGGTGCGCCACTGTACGCAACCTCAGAACTGGTTAACGCTGTAAAAGCAGTTTTAGAACCGCGCTTATTGGGCCGAACTACGACTGATGTAGAACTGGCCGAAGAAATTGTCGGCATTGCGATGGGCCGGGACGAAGAACGTCAGTTGCAAGGGGTGACCATTGCTGGAAATATTGCCGTTATCCCGGTGCACGGTATTTTAGTTGCTCGCCGGGGCTCTATTACCGCTACCTGTGAAGAACTGCTGTCGTATGAGCGTTTAAGAGAGCAAATTGCCGCCTCGGTAAACCATGAGCTGGTCAAAGAAGTTGTTTTGGACTTTCACACTGGTGGCGGTCAGGCTATTGGTTGCGCAGAGCTTGCCGATTTTATCCGAGCCTGCACTAAAATAAAGCCAATTACGGCGCTGGTTAACTTTGCAGCTTACAGCGCCGGTTATATGTTGGCCGCGGCCTGCAGCAAAATCATTGCCAGTCCTACTGCTGGCGTTGGTTCAATCGGTGTAATCATCGAAACCTATGAAGTCAGTAAGTGGGAAGCGGAAGTGGGTATCAAATACAATACCTTCTATCGTGGTAGCCACAAAAACGACTTTTCTCCCCATGAAGAAATTACAGATCAGGCCGTGTTAGAAATCGAAAAGCGGTTAGATCAAGCCTACAGCCTTTTTGTAAATTCAGTGGCCAAACACCGGAACCTGAAAGCAGACGATGTAATTGCTACTGAGGCCCGACTATTCAGTGCTGAAGAAGCGTTACAGCTGAAACTTATTGATGAAATTGCGCCTGCACAGGATGCAATTAATGCCATAGCAATGGCCTATTTACCAAAAAATGGTGGCCGCAGTATTCGTGCCCAGGCTTCTGCTATTAACTCAAGTTTGACGCTCTAGCCACGCGGCGGAGCAGCATAACCAAGCGCCTAACGGCGCTTTTTTTGTAACTAAAAAAGGTGAAATACCATGTCTAAAGTATTAGAACTCCGCCGCAAGCGCGCTGAAATCAACGCAAAAATTCAGGCTATTGCGGCCATTGAACAAGCTGACGGCCAGTTAAATGCCGAACAACTAGCAGAGTTTGATCAGCTGTCAGCCGAGTTTAAACAACTGGGTGATCAGTTAGGCCGTTTGGAGCAGGCAGAGCAGATGGCTGCAGCCACAGCGGCACCTGTCGCGGCATTTGGCAATAAAGCCCCTGCAGCTCATGTGAAGCAAGAGCCTAAGCAGTACCTGGGGGCAAAAGTGTCTCGCATGGTGATGTCTATTGCCGCGTCAAAAGGAGATCTGCCGGATGCCGCTAAATTTGCCCGGGATGAAATTGGCGATAATGACGTGGCTATGGCTATTGAAACCTCAGCCGGTAGTGGCGGAGCGCTGGTGCCACAGAACATCCATGACGAAGTGATTGAGCTGTTGCGTGCCCGTACCGTGGTCCGCCGCCTTGGTGCGCAAACGGTGCCGCTGCCAAACGGTAATATGTCTTTACCGCGCCTGGCGTCCGGCGCTACTTCGGGCTATGTAGGCGAAGGAACGGATGTGAACGGTACTGAATCTGATTTCGACGATGTCAAACTGAACGCTAAAACCATGATTACTCTGGTACCAATTAGCAACCAGTTGATCGGCCGCGCCGGGTTTCAGGTCGAAAACTTGGTATTGAATGACATTTTAGGCGCCATGTCAGTACGTGAAGATAAAGCTTTCCTGCGTGATGATGGTACATCCAATACACCCAAAGGCTTTAAGAAAACAGCGACCGATGCCAGCCGCACGCTGGCTTGGGCTGGTACCGCCGACCTGACCACTATTGATGCCTGGCTTGACCAACTGATCCTTATGTTATTGCAGTCTGACAGCCTGCTGATACGCCCTGGCTGGTCACTTTCTCCACGTAGCTTTATCAAGCTGCAGGGTTTGCGTGATGGCAATGGCAATAAGGCTTATCCTGAGATGGCTCAGGGCATGCTGAAGGGGTATCCAATCGTCCACAGCACAACCATTCCGGTGAACCTGGGCACGGGCAGCAATGAGTCTGAAATCTACTTTGCCGACTGGAACGATGTGATCATCGGCGAAATGGACAATATGACCATCGATTTTAGTAAGGAAGCAACTTACAAAGATGGCAGCGGCAACCTGGTATCAGCGTTTGCTCGCAACCAGTCATTGGTACGTGTAGTAGCAGAGCATGACGTGGGCTTCCGCCATGTAGAAGGCTTAGCCCTGGGTACCGCTGTTACCTGGTAATCAATATCGAATGGGCGGCTTAGAGGCCGCCTTTTTCATTCACAAAAATATAGGTAGTCATCATGGCCGCTACAAAAAATGAAGATAAACCAGCTGAAAAAGCTGAAAACAAAAACGTAACTGTCACTTTTACTAAGCCTTGGGGACGTTACAGCCGTGGCGATGTGGCTGGTTTCCCGCAGAAACAGGCAACTAAGCTTGTAGAGGGAATTAAGGTCGCCGTCTCAGGCACTGAGTTAAAAGAAGCCTCTGAATAACATAGAAAAAGTACAAACCTAAGCCGGGGCAAACGCTCCGGCTTTTTATTTGAAAAACATGCTCACTGACATTAGGAACTACCAATGATTGATCTGGCGCTGATTAAAAAACACCTGCGTCTTGATTCGAGCTTTGATGATGGCAGTGAAGATGATTTTTTACTGAGTCTGGCCGAAGCAGCTCTTAAACTTGCAGAGCAAATAACGGGGACTTGTTTTATTGCACGGGAAGAAACATTAGTCCTTGACGGTTTTCCAGCAGGCTCAACTCTAATTGAGCTGGAGTGGACGCCAGTTCAAAACATAACCTTAGTTGAGTATACCGATGCACAGGGCATCAGCCAGGAACTGGACGTTGCAACACTCAGGTTAGACGCACGGAAAAGAGTTTACCCAGTATTACTGCCGCCTTTTGGTCAGAGCTGGCCGCGAACTATTGCGGAGCCTGAATCTGTAACTATAACCGCTGAAGTTGGCTTCGACATATTGCCGGCTACTGTCCGTAGCGCAGCTTTATTGATTATCGGTCATTTGTATGAAAACAGAGAGGCGAGCACAGCCGTTAATGTTGGTGAGTTGCCAATGGGGGTCTTCATGCTGTTAAACCATTACTACATACCAAGGATCGGCTAATGCGTGGCGGCGGTTTACGACACAAGCTCGAAATTTTCAGCGAAGCTGGCGCCCGTGACGCCAGCGGCCAGAAAACGAAAGTGGCCACGAAAATTGGTGAATTAAAGTGCGAGCCACTATCGGCAACTGAATCAGCAAAGAAAATAGCTGCTGGGATAGCTGTTGCCGGGCAAATTATGCTGAGAACCCGTTACTACCCGCAAATTAAGGCTAACTTATCAGCCAGCTATCAGGGGCTGATGTACAAAATAACCAAGGTAGATAACACGAAAAATTTAAACCGTGAGCTGATTATCGTACTGGAGCTTCCTCGTGTCTGATGCAGCGCCTATTGAGTTCACAATACGGGATTACCTACTGGCGCAGCCAGAAATACAGGCTCTGGTGGTCGACCGGATTACACCTGTCTATCCGGATGAAGATGCCGAATTTCCATACATCATTTACCAGGCGAGCAAGCCAAAGCGGCAGCGCGATTTAGACGGTGAAAAGTCGGACATTGGTGACTTTGTTATGACATTCAAACTGGTTGCTGAAAACTTTGTTCAGTTAAAGCTACTGGTAAAAGAAGTCACCACAGCGCTCGAGGATTGCACCGATGCTAACGACCATTACGCCTTCATTAATATCGACGTGGAGGAGGTTGATCAGGAAGGGGACCCGGAACAGTTGTGGGTTTCGTCAGACCTGGTTAGCGAAATTACCTTTAAGTACATGAGTTGATCATGGCTAACAAAATTACATTCTCGCTCATTGGTTTTAATGAAGTAAGGCGAAAGCTCGCCCTGGTAAAAGCTGAGGTAAGAGGTAAAGCCACCAGATCTGCCTTGCGCAGAGCGTCTGGCATTCTGGTGCGTGCCGCAAAGCAAAAGGCGTTAGCTCTAGATGACCCAAAAACTGGTCGCAGAATAGCAGACAATATTCGCCTTCAATTTGGTACCAAAGTTTATCGCCAAACAGGCAAGCACCTATATCGGATCGGCGTTGCGACGAACTTTAAAAATATTCCATCAGGGAACCCGGACACTGGGCCAAAGGGGAACACCCCTCATTGGCACTTCATTGAGTTCGGGACAAAGTTCGTTCGTGAACAGCCATACATGCGCCCAGTTTTCAGCGCAAATACTAACCAAGTAATTAACCGTTTCAGCATTGAGCTCAATAAAGAACTTGATAAAGCGTTAAAGCAATAAAGGAGTTACCACCATGTCTCAATTAACCAAGGGCACTCAGGTCTATTTCATTGATCCTGATGCAGAAGTCGGTCAAGAAGTTGTAAAAATACCAGGCCTTACTCAGTTTAACCCGGGTGGTTCCCCTGCGGGCCAGGTTGACGATACTGATTTAGAAGATGAAGCTATGCGCTACAAAAAAGGCATGCCGACACCTGGTCAAGCGTCTGGCTCTGTTAAGGCTGATCCCTCTATAGATGCTCATATCCGTTTGGCTGAGCTGGCTGATGAGGAAACCGAAAGGAATATTCAGTTTATTGTTGGCTGGGCCGATGGTAAAAACATCGCACCTGTCGTTACATCTGGTGCCCTGAAATTACCGAACACCCGTACCTGGTACATATTTGAAGGCTACGTGGCCGACTTCCCGTTTGATTTTGCGATCAATGCAGTTGTTCAAACTGCTTTATCTATCCAGCGCTCCGGTAAGGGCCAATGGAAAAGGAAAGGCCGACCTGCAGACGAATACACTCCAGCTTAATAAGGTAATCAATGTATGTCGCTTTTAACTAAAGATTTACTGGCCAGTAGCCGCAGCTTCACAGCTGCTGCGCCTGTTCAGCGTGAAATTAAATGGTATGTGACAGACGACGAAGGCAATGAAACTGAGCTTTCAGCCACCGTTTATGTCCGTAAAAAATCATTTGCCACCGTGAATACAGAAGCAAAGTTTCAGGCAAATGACGGTGTAATGGTGGCGCGCATTTGTGCCAGCATTGTGAATGAGCAAGGACAGCCACTGTTCACCCCGGAAGACCTGATGGGTAATTCTGGTCGAGAACTGGCAGATGATGAAGTAGAGCACGGCCCAATATGCGAAAGCCTGGGGATGGCTTTGTTGGCTGCAATTTGGGAGGTAAATGGCCTATCTAAAAAGCCTGACCCAAAGCGCTCACTGAAGAAGACGAATTCTGGTGCGAACTCGTCCTCGCAGGAGTCGGCGGCAAAACAATAGAAGAAGCTCAGAACAACCTGAGTTACGAAGAAACCATTATCTGGGCATCGTATAAGGAAAAGTACGGCTGCTTAGCTATGCAGCACCGCATGGAGTTAATAGCAGCACATCACATGGCTCTAGTACACCACAGTGCTGGCGGCAGTGAAAAGCCGCTTGAACATTTCATGGTTGCAACACCGAAAGTTGAGGAAGAATTAACTCTTGAGAATGCAATGAAGGACTGGGGCTAGATTTTATAATAGTATGTAACCATAATGGGTATTCTTAATTTAGGAGTACTTCTATGGTTCAAAAAGATTGTCTGTTATTTGTTCATGATTCTGGTTTTGATGCAGCTGATATTTGGAAAAAGAGAAAATTCGTTTTAAACCTAAGTAGCTTTTCAGACCTTATGAATGTAACTCATGTAATATTATCGGCGAGTTCTTTTCAAGGGGCTTTTGAGGTCAAGTTCTTCGAAATAGAGCCAAAGACTGACGATTTAAAAGTGCTTGTTCATTTTTCCAAATATTACAAACATAAAGTTTCAGGTGGGGTTGTTAAAGATTTAGTTATTAATCCTCAAATTAGTAATGGTATTTCTGGGGCATGTACTTTTAATCAAAATTACGACCCTAATGTATTCGATGTAGTTGATTTTCCTGAACTCAGTCCGACAACTGATTTAAAGTCTATGCAAGAGAACATTAAGAAACTGTACGGCCAAGATGTAGAAGTAACCATTACTCTTAAGAGTTAGTTGAATTTATAAACAACAACCCGCTTCGGCGGGTTTTTTTATGGGAAAAATATGTCAACACGCAGCATAGGTAACCTGACGTTAAACGTCATTGCCAATACCGGCAGTTTTGAAGAAGGAGCAACCAGAACTGAACGTGCGTTAGACAAAATGAATAAAGCTGTGAAGCGCCAAAAAGACGAATTGCAGAGCCTTATCGGGCAAATAGACCCGGTTGTAGCCGAGTTTAACCGACTGGAAAAAATGCAGCAGCAGTTAGAAAAACATAAAAGTGTTGGCTTGATAGATGAAGCAGCTTACACCCGTTATTCCGCTGCAATCGGCGATATGCGCCGCGAGGTAATGGAAACCAACAGCGCGTTTAGCGCACAGCAGCGGGAATTCTCTAAACTGGTTCGGCAGATTGATCCAACCATTGGAAAAATGGCAGAGCTGGACAAGATGCAAGAGCAATTACAGCAGGGATTTAGCTCTGGCCTCATAGATGAGGCGGAATTCAACCGGTTAAATAACACCATTAATCAATCCAGGGCAGCGCTCAGTGGCATTGATGTTCAGATGGGCAAAAATGCGATGTCTGGCCGGGCAATGAACGCAGCTTTACGAAATGTACCAGCGCAGTTCACGGATATTTTTACGTCACTGGCGGGCGGGCAAGATCCGCTCTTGGTTTTTCTGCAGCAAGGTGGACAACTTAAAGATATGTTCGGTGGAGCAGGCCCAGCCGCCCGGGCGTTAACTGGATACATCCTAGGGCTTATCAACCCCCTCACAGTTGCGGCTGCTGGATTAGGTGTAATGGCTTTGGCTTATTACCAGGGAAGCATTGAGGCCGATAAATTCCGTCAGGCCATTGTCTTCACTGGCAACAGTACAGGCGTAACAACCGATAGTCTGGCTGAAATGGCAAAGCGTATCGACGATATTTCCGGCACCCAGCGCCAGGCATCAGCAGCTATTGCTGAAGCTGCTACTACTGGCAAGTTCACCTCTGAACAGCTAGAAATGGTCAGCCGTTCAGCAGTTCTCATGGAAAACACTGTTGGTAAGGCCGTTTCCGACACAGTAAAAGAATTCGAATCACTGGCCAAGGACCCGGCTAAATCAGTTGCTGAGCTAAACGAAAAGTATAACTTCCTCACTGCTGATATTTATGAGCAGATCGTTGCGCTTGAAAAGCAAGGTAAGACCCAGGACGCTGCCACGTTAGCCATGAATGCATACGCTGAGGCGACTGAACAACGCACTCAGGTTATTGTTGATAACCTTGGTTATATCGAACAAGCGTGGAAAGCGATCAAAAATGGCAGTACAGAGGCTTGGGACTCCATATTAAATCTCGGACGTTCAGACACACTGCAAAGCCAGCTGGAAGAAGCCAGAAAGAAACTAACTGAGCTGGAGACTAGCCCAACAGCGGGAATGACAACGCCAAATCAGCAATTTGTCCGGGCTGATAATTCAAGAATTGAGCAGCAAAAAGAAGTTGTCAGACTGCTGGAAACTCAGTTGTGGATGTCTGAAATGCAGGCTGACGGTGAAAGGCTTCAAGCACAATTAGATAAAGAATCCATTGCTGCACAGCAGAAAATAAACAAGCTGTTGGATGAAGGTAAATCCAAAGAAGAACAAAAAGCCGCGGCCATAAAAGAGTACAACGCCAACCTCGACAAAATAAGAGCGGCCGATCCAAACAGTGCGCTTTTATCGCCAGCTTCGGTTGCCAAAGGCTTAGCGGCTATCGAAGAAAAGTTTAAAGAAACTACTAAAAAAGTCTCTGACGACTCAGCCAAAGTGTACATGATGCAGTTGGCCCAACAGGAAGCAACACTTCGTGAGCAGTTGGACTCAAACCAAAAGCTGGGTGAAGCACAAAAGCAGTTGATCAAGTTCGAGCAGCAGCTCGCTGATATCAAAGAAAAGAAAACCCTTACCGCTCAGCAAAAAAGCCTGTTGGCCGAAGAAAGCGCTATCCGCACTCAGTTACAGCGTAATGTCGAGCTGGAACGGGAGATTAAGAGCCGTGAGCAGATCAACCGCTTAACCGCCTATCAGCAAAACCTTCAGAGTGAAATTCAGGCCCAGCAACAGCAATACGGCGATGCTCTGGCCAACTTTGGTATGGGCGATCGTGCGCGTGAACGCCAGGGCGAACGCAATTCAATTGAGCGTGATGTTCAGCGCAGCCGCGACCGCTCTACCTCCGACTTTGCCACCGGTTCTATTTCTAAAGAAGAGTACGACAGCCAAATAGAAATGCTGGACGAGCAGTTAAGTACCCGGCTGCAAATGATGGAAGATTATTACGCCCGTGAAGACGAAATGCGTGGCGATTGGACCAACGGCTGGGACGAAGCTTGGGCGAACTGGAGCGATCAGGTCAGTGATATTGCTGGCCAGATGGAGGATATGTTTACCTCTGCATTTGGTGGCCTTGAAGATGCTCTTTACGACTTCGTAACCACCGGTAATTTTAGCCTGTCTGACATGCTGAGAAATATGGCAGAAGAAACTATTCGGATGCTGATCAGGGTCGGCGCTCAGAAGCTTATCAACTTTGCCCTCGAAAAAACAATGGGTACTGCTGCAGCCGCTGGCTATATAGCCCAAGTAACAGGGCAATCGACGGCGGGTGTCATGTTAGCCGGTATCAATGCCTTTGCTTCTACTGCCGCAATTCCTATTGTTGGCCCCGGACTAGCGCCAGCAGCGATGGCGGCGGCAACCGCAGCAACAAGTCCATTAGCTGCGGGCGCAATAGCAGCTGCAGGTTCAACAATAGCAGGTATGGCTCACAGCGGCCTTGATTACATACCAAAAGAGGGTACTTGGTTGTTGGATAAAGGCGAGCGTGTTTTAAGCCCTCGGCAAAACCAAGATTTAACCAATTTCCTGCGTGGCACCCCACAGGCCAGTAATCGCCCAACAATAGAGCCTGGCGCTAAAAAGTTAGATGTGCATTTCAATCTGTCGGCATTGAACAACGAGGGCCTGATTGATCTTCTTATGAGCAATCGCGGTGCAATATCCGGGATGCTTGTGCAATCTCTGGAAGATCAGGGAGTGAAAATATACTAATGGCAAACTTACCGGCATTTGTGAGGTTCAATAAATCAAGGTTAGTTTCCAATAGCCCAACGACTGCAACCGAAAGTAAGGCCTTGATCCAGCATGTTCGCAAAATACCAGCTCAGCGCTGGGAGTTCACTTTAACAACAGTGCCGCTTAATAAAGCTGAGATACGGCAGTTAATGGCCTGGGTGTTTAGTCAAAACGGTCGTTATGGGGTGTTTGATACAACACTGCCTGTGTACAGCAAACCACGTGGAGTATCGAGTGGAAGCCCAACTGTGCGCTCATTAGCAACAGCGGGTTCGACCCAAGTGCAAATGCAAGGATTCTCCGGCCCTGTTACCGGGCAGCTGTTAACAGGTGATTTTATTCGTTTCTCCAACCACACAAAGGTGTACCAGGTTACCGCTGATGCAAATAGCAATGTATCAGGGCAGCTGACAATACAAATATTCCCTCAACTGTGTGCGGATCTGCCAATCGGTACCGCAGCAATTGTAAAAGACGTTCCATTTACTGTTCGTTTGGTACGTGACGCACAAGAATTCGAGTCAGCCGTCTCAGGTGCTGGCTTCTCAACCTTCGAACTGGATGTAATCGAGGTTTTATAAACTCATGCTTCAAGTAACACCACAGGTCGCTGCAGCTATTGCCGGCGAGCACGACTATTGCCATTTGATCCGGTTGGAGCTGGCCAACAACGTTACGTTACGGATGACCGACTGTGGTTATCCGGTGAACTGGCAGGGCGAAATCTTTGAAGCTAATGGCCTTTTGTTGGGGATGGATGCTCCAACCTTCAACGCTGAGCTACGCATAGGCGAAATTGGCCTGGCATTTACAGCGGCCGACCAAAGCATGGTTGCACTGATGTTGGGTGTTAATCAGATCAACCGTTACGCCTACATTTTCCGCGCCTACCTGACTGACCAGGGCGAAGTAATACCTAATCCTGTTTTGTTACATACCTGGTTACTAAATGCCCCTGACGTTTCAGATTCCAAAGGAGAGTCTCAAATCACCACGCCTTTAACCAGCGAGTGGGCCGACTTTGAAGCCCCCCGAGGTAGACGTTCTACCGATGCAAGCCAGCGCAGGTTTTACCCAAATGATAAAGGCCTCGAGTTCGCTGCCCAAGTGAAAAAAGATCTGAAATGGGGCGGTGAATAATGGGTTTTTTTAGCGGTATTTGGAAAGCTGTAACCAAGCCATTTAAAAAAATACTCTCCTGGCTGGTGCCAACTCCAGATATGCCGGCTGCTCAGGCCGTTACCGTAGAGAAGCAGGGGAGTGATCATCCAATACCGGTTGTATACGGAACCAGGCGGATCGGCGGCATTAAAGTTCACAAGTATGTAACTGATGCCGATGGTGGTGCTAAAAACGAGTTCTTACATTTGATCATCGTGTTCTGTGAGGGGCCAATTGAGGCTATTTCAGAACTTTACTTTGATGGCGTGTCAGAAGTGGATCCGCGCTGGAATAAGCAGGGCGGTGGCAAATGGTTTACGGTACAACGCTGCAATGGTGCTTATGACCAAGCCCCCTTGACTACAGGCATTCCGAACTGGACTGCTGATCATCGGCTACAAGGTTTAGCCTATATACACTTACGTCTGCAGATGGACGAAAGCCAAAGCGTTTGGAGGGGAGAACCTGAGGTCACAGCCCGGATAGCCGGCCGAAAAATTTACGACCCGCGCAATGGCCAGACTGCCTACAGTGAAAACCTACCGCTGCAGTTGCTGGACTATCTTACAAATACCACTTACGGCAAAGGCCTGAGTTTAAGCAGGCTACTTCAGCAGTCATTTATCGAGTCCGCACACTGGGCTGACGAACAGATCACCAGTGATGTAACTATCAATGGGGTAACATCAGCCGTTACACATGCCCGGATCACCGGCAACCTGGTCATTGATACTGGTAAGTCAGTATTCAGTAATGTAAAGCAAATGCTTTCTGGTATGCGCGGCATGATGCCTATTGGCAGTGGCCAGTTGCGCCTGGTGTGTGAAAAGGAAGGGGATCCAGTTTTCTTTTTTGGTCATGGACACAGCGTAAGACAAAACTACGCCCTAATCACAGGCCCAATAAAGAGCAAAGCCGGCCGTAAAAACGATCGTTACAACCGGGTTATTATTCGCTTTCCTAACAAGCTGACGAACTACGAGCGTGACGAAGTACATTATCCGGATGCCAACGACCCGCTGTTTGCAGAATGGTTAGCCGAAGATAACGGCGTATTGTTAGAGCAGAGCTTTGAGTTCGACACTATCACCAATAAAGCAGAAGCCTATCAAATGGCTGAGATTGTGGCGAAGCGCAGCCGCAACCGGATGGAAGTTAGCTTTACCGCATCACCACCTGCCATCGTAGTAGAGCCAGGCGACATCGTTGGTATTAGCGACGATACCCGCGGCTGGGATGAAAAGCCATTCAGGGTAGAGCAGTGCAAACTACGTGAAGATGGTGACGTCGACTTCGAGTTTATTGAGCACCAGAACGCGATCTATCCATGGTCTGGTGTGGCCTACTCTGACCGTGTAGGTGGTACTAACCTGGGTGATCCGACCAACATCCCGGCACCGACAGCGCTTAATATTGTCGTTGACCCTACGTTCAACTCTGGTGGCCGGCTTTTGTGGTCCTCTGAGAGTAACGCCTTTATACGCCGTTATGTCGTAAAAATAGAGCAGTCTGGGAATACTATTTTCGAGCGAGAAAGTTTTGTTAGAAACATAGACTTGCCGCGTTTAGCGGTTGGGTCCTACACAATTAAGGTTTATGCAGTCGGCACACTCGGTACCTGGTCACCACCTGCAAATATCTCGTTCAATGTAACAGTGCCATTGGCGCCCACTGATATTCAGTTCACTGTGGGGAACTTTGAAATTGAGGCCAGGCCGGTTCTCTCTGGCGCTGGCCTGGGTACCGAATTTGAATTTGCAATAGATACGACAGATGTGGTCCGGGGCCGCGGCATATCAATGGTGTTCGCTGGCCTTCAATACGGTACTGAATACACCATTTTTGCCAGAACAGTAAACTATACAGGCAGCTCGGCCTGGGTAAGTCGAATTGCTACCACGACGGCAAACGCCTCAAATATCGTAGACCTGATTGGTGAAGATGTTGGTGCTTCGATATTTGATGATGTACTGGCTCAGGTTCAGGCGGGTTTGCAAGAGCAAATAGATGCTGCAGTGGGTGAAGTTCCAACTGTGGCTGAAGTGCAGCAAATAATTGATGATGCGCTGGCCATAGTAGAGCAAGCCGAAGGGGAGGACGCCCGGGTATCCATTATTGAACAGATAAACAGTATTTTTGATGATGGTGACCGCCGTGCTGAGATCAAACAAGTCAGCATTCTTCTTCAAACAGAAACGATTACCAGAGCATCGCAGGTGCTGCAGTTACAGGCTGGTGCTAATGCACAGCTCGTCCGGTTGGACCAGGTTGAATCTCAAGCAGATGGTACAGCAGAAACTCTAAGCATAGTGCAAGGGAAAGTAGATAACGCTACAACAGGGCTGAGCGCAACTTTTACACTTGCCCAGCAAGCCAAAACAACGGCTGATGGTGCAACGACAGCTTTAAATAGCCTGTCGGCAACAGTTACAAACCCAACAACCGGCCTCAGTGCTACGAACCAGTTGGCGCAGCAAGCTAAAACAACTGCTGATGGTGCGACAAGCTCTATAAACAGCTTGACGGCAACAGTTAACAACCCAACAAGTGGTCTCAGCGCTACGAACCAGTTGGCGCAGCAAGCTAAAACAACTGCTGATGGTGCGACAAGCTCTATAAACAGCTTGACGGCAACAGTTAACAACCCAACAAGTGGTCTCAGCGCTACGAACCAGCTGGCCCAGCAAGCTAAAACAACGGCTGATGGTGCGACAAGCGCTATAAACAGCTTGACGGCCACAGTTAACAACTCAACAACCGGGCTCAGTGCAACGAACCAGCTGGCACAGCAGGCCAAAACCACGGCTGATGGTGCGGTATCAGCTACTACCCAGTTATCTGCTCAAGTAAATAATTTAGATGGCGAGCTGGCTCTTGCGTCATTAAGTCTGCAGGCCACCATAGACGAGCTGGGTAATATCAGCGGCAGGGCATACTTAGGTGTTACAACCACGGTAGGCGGTGTATCAACAGTCACCGGCTTAGTCGTGGACGGCGCCACTAATACGTTGGAATTTAGAGCCAACACATTCCGGTTATCGAATTCTGCAGGTGCTGTACAGCTTTACTGGGATAGCGGTCGCCAAAAGTGGGTATTTGTTGGTGATTTGGTAGGTAATAACTTTCAAACGGCCACAAGTGGTTACCGTGCTGAAATGGGAAATGGTGCTTTTCCTTTTTGGTATGGCACCGGTACTAAAAATTTAGCCAATGCACTTTTTGCAGTCGATTCGTTAGGTAATGTAACTATCAGAAATGTCTCTATACAAGGCAAGTTAGTGACAAGTGAAGGTACAGGGACAAGGATAGAGGTTTGGAATGATGGTACCTATTTGATTTGGGCTGGATCTGGAGCAAAAACGGATGTAAACGCATTATTTTTTATAAAGGCTAATGGTACCGGTTTTATAAAAAGTGAGTTCTTTGCTGGGAAAATCATAGAATCTAAGAGTGGTTCAGGATCCAGTACTTCTGGGGCAATACTCACTGTTTTTGCTGGTGCTCATAGTTCTGATGGTTTCCCTGTAGAGATTTCAGCAAACGCCTACGTCTCTGCTAAAGCGTCAGGAAACCTGACAAATAAGTCATTTATCGTCAGGTTGGTGTTAAAGCGTAACGGCACTGCAATAGCAACTTTTGACACTACATTATCAGGCTCCTATGAGTCGCTCGACGCAGAGACTTATTGGAGCGGCAATGCAGGTGCAACCTTCATCGACACACTGGCCACAGCTGGCACCAGAAACTATTCAGTTGAAGTGAGCATGGTAGGCACGGCATCGCCATTCACCTTATTCACTCGTTACGCATCCATCAAAACATTCGAAAACAAACTTCCAAGTTAACTGAGGTAATCCATGGCCATTCAGCCAATTAAGTTCTTGGTCAGCCCAAGCGCTACCGCGACCAATGGATCAAAAACCATAACCGTAACTGGCAATATTGATTGCTCCTACATTTACAGCGGCACCGCGATTGCGTTAGGTACCAGGCAGGTAGTAGAGGCTGTCAGCGGCACTAAGCCGGATGGCAGCGGCAACAGTACTATTACCCTACGTGACAATTGGGCCGATCCTACAACTACAGCCAAATTAATAGCCTTTAATACGATTGAAGGGTTGGCAGAAGCTATTCGGCGGGCGCGTGAAGTGGTGCAGGCAAGTGAAGCAGCACTTAGCGGAAATATCAGCTATATGGGAGACCACAGCGCAGCAACAGGCAATTTCCCGGAGGCACCAGGTAGCGGGTTAGGGAGTCATATCTATCGAATTAGTGTCGCAGGGACCATAGAGAGTAGAGCTTATGCAGTTGGAGAGCTTATCTACTATGACCAGTATTTAAGTCAGTGGAGGTCCTTCTATGAAGGACTGGGGAATGCGGCGTCGAAAAATGTAACAGAGAGTCGAACTGACACAACAGCTGGCAGACTTTTGCAGGTTGGTGATTTTGGTTTAGGTAAGTCTGTTGCTTTAAATAGCGTTGATTTAAATACAATAGTCGCTAATGGCTTTTATTATTGTGTTAACTGTACAAATCGCCCGGCAGCAGAAAACGGTTATTTGGAGGTAATTTCCGAGAATTCAGGGTATGCGAGACAAGTTTATACTGCTCGAGGATCAGGCGTTGTTCACCAGCGTTTTATCTTTAATGGTGCAGCGCAACCTTGGCGCTTAGTATTCACTCAAGCCACTATCTTAGGTGCAGTGTCGCAGTCTGCTGGCGTTCCAACAGGTGCCATTGTAGAACGTGGTAGCAACGCTAACGGGGAATTTGTAAGGTTTGCTGATGGTACACAAATATGTTGGATTGGTTCAGTCACTAGAACAGGAGTTGTTCTAAACGTGAGCTCGGCTGGTGGTTTCAGGAATAGTGGCAATACAGCGGGCACATGGACATATCCATCCTCATTTGTTTCAGCTCCAACGGTGCATATTACCAGCCTTACGACAAACCATTTAATGATGGCTTCAAATGTGATTAGCCCGTCGTCTTTTTATCCACTAATTTGGTCAGCAAATGCAGTAACAACGGACGCTTTTTGGACAGCAATCGCTATTGGCCGCTGGTATTAAGGAATTATCATGAAAATTATACTAAACCCAATTGCAGCTTTACCAAACGAACAAGCTGACACACCGCCAACAGTAGATGGCGACATTTTGAATTACAGAGGACAAACTTACGATTTAAGTCAACTGCCTGAAGGTGCTGAAGTTGAGGCAGAATCGCCATTTGTCGGTTCAATTAAACGTGAAAACAATCAGGTCGAGGTCAGCATAGAGTTCAAATACAACTCAATTTTGGCTGAACCAGCGCAATCACAGAATATTGAGGACTACACCTTTATTGTCGCCCAGGGCAATTGTCCAAACCCTATAGTTTTTAAGTCAGTTCCGGAGGTTTCAGAAGATGGGAATTAAGTGGCATGCGCTGAAAACTGCTGAACAAAAAGAGCAAGAGCGATTAGATAGCTTATGTGCTCAATGCCGGACTGAGCGTGACCGTAAAATGCTTGATGTTGTGAACTGGTACCAACGTTATGAGCGTGAAACCAGGCTCGGGTTGCCACACACATTATCGATAGAACAAATTGATCAGTACGCTACGGCTTTAGCGGATATTCCGGAGCAAGCTGGATTTCCTGAACAAGTTGTATGGCCTGAGCATCCAGCGCCTTAATCAGCAATTATTTGTTTAATATCGCTCAAAACATTAAAACTGCTCGGTTTATCAATAGCAATTGCTTTTAAGTTCACTGGTATGTTAGGTCGCATCAAACACTCAAACTGACTTACATTTTGATCGTCAGATAGCCATGAATTGAACACTGCAGGTTCTAAGATCAAGGGACTCGCCTTACTGTGGTAAGTTATAAGTTTAGGGTGGGGCGGAAGTGTGATCACAGAGCAAGAGTAGGTCAGTTCTCCTGTCTCTTTGTTTAACCAGGTCCGGTAGAGGCCCCCGAGGCCTAAAGCTTGCTGACCAACAAAATCTGTGTATTGGTTCTTGCCATCAACAACTTCAGTTTCACCAAAACCAGCCACTGGAATAATGCAGCGCTGAGTCCGATATGCCGCATAACCAGCGCTGCCTTTCACATTGAGCTTGTCGTACCTGGTGTTAAATGAAGTGTACTGGCTGGGTTTGAATCCGTGTTCAGCTTGTTCAAGTAGCAGCCACCAGATCGCATCCTGTAAACGCCGCTCTCCTTTTTGCTCAATTACGATACTGATTTTGTTTGTTGCCCGGATAAAACGACTGGTGCGGAGTGGCAT